CTTCAGCCCCACCCTGTGCAAGAGCTTGGCAAGAAACTCAAGGTCAAGCTCTCCGTCCTCTTCCAGCTTTGCCTGAAGGACATGGCCAAGGCTCAGGTTTCGTTGGCCCCCGATGTGGTACCCGTCATGGCACTCGTTGCAGACGCAGAGTAAGTTTCGATGGTCTTGGTAGTCCAGACCACGGCGCCCGACGATGTGATGCAGGTGGAGCGCTCGACCGAACCGCCCTTTGCGCCACCAGCACACTGCACACCGGCAGCAAAGGTCTGCGTAGACCGCGAGTTGCCGGTGTGTCCTGTCTCGCTTCTTGCTCACCATCAAAAGATTTCTCCGCCCGAGCTGTCGGGCTTCCACTGAACCCATCCGCCGTTGTCAAGCCGGTTGCCTTCTTTGTCTCGACGCCTCGGGTAAAGAACCCCGGTGTCGGTTTGCTTGCTGATCGTCAGCGTAGCGTTGCACTCCCGGCACTTGATCTCGTGGAAAGTGTACTTGCCGTTCTTGCGGGTGATGAAGGCTGTGTCGTCCAGCCCGCAAGCTCCGCACGTCGTGCTTCCGAAAGCCTCGCCAGCATGCGAGAGTTCCTCGAAGGCTTCCTCGATGGTCTTACCTTCGACCGTGACTTCGATCTTTCCGATCTTGTGCGTGACTCGTATCATGTCCCATCGTCTCCGTTGTGTGTCTTAGCTTCACTCTTAGAAACTACCCTAGACCCCATCCCTGCTGAAGGAGGAGGCAGCTCCTACTTCAGGGTACCATTACCAGGACCGACCCCCTGCCTTATCGAGGGGTTCCTTCAGCGTGTGACCGGGGCGTTGGGGTTTGAATCTCAGCCACATCTACCAGTGGCCCGTTGCCCGGATTTCGTGCTGGGGTCGGGAGACTTGCGAGGACTAGCCTCTCCTGCATGGGCAGGCGTTGTTTAGGCTCGGGAGGTTTTGATTTCTAAAGCGGTGGTCCGTCCGAGGAATCCATGACACCGCGTCTCCATCATAAGGGGCCTGTCAATATGGTGGCAGTAGATTCTCCATCTTACGCAGATTAACCTGGGGCACGAACCAGGAAGGTCGCCTGATGCCCGGGTCCTTCTTCCATCTCTCCTGCTTCGCCTCAAGCCCGGAGAGCCATCCACGCAGGATGACCCTCCCGTCCAGCGCAACACACGCCAGAACGAAACGTCGCTCGTCTGCGTCGTTGTTTCGGACGATGAGACTCCCGGCCTTCAGGGCTGTGGACCGGACCTCAAACTCCCCGCAGTCCGGGATCGAGTGGAAGGTGTTGACCGAGTCCCCGCCGTAGACCCCGATCCACTTGGCGAAAGCCCGCTCACCGATGGCGCCCACCAGCTCCTCGTCTATGCGAGTTCGGATGGGCCGATCGTAGGTGGTGCGGTGGTTGAGCCCCTGCGCCTCTGATGCGGTGATCCGCTGGATGGCAGTGAAGAGGCAGGCCATGACCTCTTGGGTGGAGATGGACACGACAGTCGCCGGTCTTTCGGAAGAGATCATTCCTCCCCCTCCGGCCCCGGCGGCTGCCGTTCCTCGCGGAGCTTCGCGTTCTCAGCCTCCAGGTTCTCCACCTTCTGCAACAACGTGGAAATCGACCGCCGCTCCTCGCGGAGCCGAGTGATCTCGTCGTGCGCGATCTCGACCATGTCAGCAAGCCAGTTGTCATCGGTCATTTCGCGGACCTTCACGCTGACGCGATGGAGATCGTCAAGGTCGATTGGTTGATGATCACTCACGCCCCACCTCCTTCACCGCCACGTTGGTGTGAACTTCCGCGTTTCTCATGGCATACCTCCGGCCCTCTTCGAGCTGGCGTGCCGTTTCTTCTGCGCTCGGGAGGGATATCGATGAAGCTGAGAACAGCCTCTGCTTACGCTCGGATGGGGTCTCGTGCCTGTGCTTGTCATTTTGATTCGCTTGGATGTCGAACCTAGCTCTGTTCCTACGAGAGTCCAGTTCTTCCACGAACACCTTCCTCCACATGGGAGTGAGGTTGGCGCTCCGTAAGGCCCACTCGATCCACCCCTTGTCCACCACCTTCATGGGCTGTCCCTTCCACTTCTTCCCGAAGGGGCACCTCCACTCACGGCGTCTGGCATCCTGTCGATCCGGTTCAGCGAAGGCATCCCGATCCTCGGAGTCCCACTCCACTCCGACGACAATGCCCCTCCGTCGCTTTCTCTCGGCCTCTCGGTTGAGCTTCTGCTCCTGCCGCTCCTGCTCCATCTCTGCCGCGACAGCCGCATCCAGCTCCTCCAGCGAAGTCTCCTTCTCCTCCATGGCCTCGACCACCTTGGCTCGGGCCTTCCCCGTCTGCTCGGACAGAACGTCCAATGCGCTGCACAGCTTGTGGCACCGGCTCGAATCCGTGATGTCGTGGATCACGAAGCTGGGCTTTGCACTGGCAGCGATCGCCGCCCGCCTCTCCTCAGGCGGAGCCAGGTCGAGACCATCGAGAACCCCCTCCAGGGACCTCGTGGCTCGGCCGATCATCTGAGTGTATTTGTTGAGAGCCTTTGTTGGTTTAGCTAGAAATATTTCACTGAGAGGTGGGAAGTCCCAGCCTGTGGTTAAGATGCCAACATTGATTATGAGCTCCCTATCACCTACCATGAACTCCTTGAGCTCGCTAGCGTAGACTTCATCGGACTGCTTGCTATGCACCAAACTACAGGTCATCCCATGACGATCAACCATGATGTCCCTGAGAAGGATCGCCTGCTTGATCGAGTGGGCAAACACGATCCCCTTCGCCCCCGCCCGGTGGTTTCGGGTGATGAGCGCCGCGAGGTCTTGCAAGGCTTCTTCGGACCGCAGGATTTTGTCCAGTTCCTCGGCCTGGAAGTCAGCCCCTGCCTTCTTGGCCAACCCGTCGAGGTTGATTGACTTGACGTAGTGGACCTTGACGCGAGGGGGCACTAGCCATCCGTCATCGATCGCCTTCCGCAGGGGCAAGCAGTAGGCCACCTCTTCGTAGAACCCGCAGAGAGCTTGCTTGTCCCCGCGGTAGGCCGTTGCCGTGACACCAAGGACCCGGGCCCCACCCTCCACCAGGGCATTGAGCATGTCCCTGGCGGAGGTGGTGAATCCCCAGTGAGCCTCGTCCACCACGACGAGATCGACCTTGCCGACGAACCGCTTGTAGCGGTCGTTGCGAATCAGGCTGTGCCACGAGGCGACAACGAACTCCGTCTCGGGCACTGCCCACAGACCAGCTTGCTCCACATCAGGCGAGCAGTTCCTTAGGCTTCTGATTGACTTCACGGTCTGTTCAATCAAAGTCAGCATTGGAACTATGATGAGGCTCCGTGCTCCATCCTTTGGAAGCAGCGTGAAGGTCCTCGTCTTGCCAGTCCCGGTTGGGAGCTCGATCAAGATTCGCTTCTTACCTGTCCGGTATGAGTTGCGAATCGCCGTGTGAGACTCTCGCTGGTAGGGCCTGAGTCGGTGGTCAAACAGTGGCAAGGCTTCGGACTTGTTGACATCCCACGACGCCATCACGCACCTCCTTCCGGCAAGGGCAACTGTCCTTCCAGGCACCGCGTAAGGGTGAACTCAGGGCAGCCGCACGCAGGGCACATTCCTTTCGCTCCTCGCACCACGCCGCACCTGGTGCAGCTACGGTTGTTCATCGCTTCAATATCCTGGACAGCGCCTTCCCCGCTTCCTCGTACTTGCTCGACCTCCTCCCCACCCACCGGCTCCCCGTCTCCTCCGGCGACCACGAGTCCTTCGTAAGGTCCCTGAGCCGTTCGATTTCTTCGAGGCTTGGAGCGCTTTCCTCTTCCTTTGCCTTTGACCTCACCACCCCCTCCACCTGAAGCAGGCTGCGGATGAGACTCCTCGGCCACCGGCTCCACCTCTGTTGGACCTTGAGCATGCTCATGCCCGATTGGTAGTCCTTGATAATCGCTCGCTTGATTGGCTCCGGGATCATCGCTTGGTAGATCGGCTGAATCATCGGGTCCATCTCCAAAGAACTCGAACGCCTTTGCCTCCAGTGCTGACCTTGCAAGCCTCAGCTCAACGAACAAAACAGGCAGCCATTTCCCAACGAGGAGGGGCACTTCGTTTCTGTGTGCCCCAAACAGAATCCCCTCAAGGCTGTTGATTTCCTGATCACTCAGCATCGGGCACCTCCATCTGAAGCGTGCGAACAACCTCTGCATCGAAGACGTACTTCGCAGTCAGGATCATCGCCTCACTGGAGGGAACGCTCCCCATGTCCACGAGGCTCTTGAGGTGGGTCACAACCTTCTTCGTCTGCTCAGGGCTGTCCTTGTGCTTGACGAACGCCGCTTCGGCACGCTTGAGAAGGTCGATCGCCGCCGCAGATGTCGGCTGTGACTTAGACTTCTTCTGCTGCTTCACGGGAGTAGGCAGGGAGACAGATGGCGTAACCTCTCCGCCCTCGGGAGAAGCTGCGATGTCCACTGCCACCCGGGGCACGGTGATCTTCTCGCTCACCATCTCCGTGACGGTTGGCTTTGCCGCTTCGGCCTGGGCCGCGACGTTCAGCTCTTCCTCAGATTCTTCGTCAGCGTCCATCCATCCGCCGCACAATCCCTGCATGAGGATTTTTTTGGCGTAAGTGATGTTGATCTCCAGTAGCTGGATACCGGGGCGAGCATTCTCGTACCCCATCAGCAGCGGGCATGTAGAGCTGATCCACTCTCCGCTGGCGTGGTGCAGGGTGCCAACCCCAATCCACTGCCCAGTCTTCTCGTCACGCCCCATCTGAAACGTGGGCATCGTGAACCCGTTGGCCAGCAATCCCGGGAGCGTGGCGTCCACGATGTCCCTGAGCGTTGCGTAGCGAAAGTCATCCATCTTGTTGAACCCCGACCGCTTGATCGGCTTGTACATGGCCTGAGCCTTGTTCAACGCCGAGTACAGCGCGCCGAGATCGTTCGAGCTACTCACGCCTGTCAGTGCCGAGTCGAGTTTCATATTCGTTTTCCTTTGTCCAGTTGGGCATAAACAATTCAGTGAGCTGGTCATCCTCCGGGGCAGACCAGTCATCCAGTGCCAGCCGGGAGTGAAGATCGCGGCAGGTCTCGATTACATGACGCTCGCTCATGGCGAGGTACTCTTCGGGCAACACGACTGCATGGCACTCGTAGGGAGCCACGGTCGATGAGACCACGAACACAAACTGCTTCGCATCGAAGCCAGCAGCGCGTGCCAACTTCGTGTACATGGCAGCCTGAAATCCGTATCCGTAATCATGCACCGCTTTGTGGAACATCTTGAGCGGTTGCTGATCTCTCGTCGTCTTCAGGTCCCAGACGTAGCTCTCAGTTGCTGCGTCAGGACGACACCGGACGTTCAGTCCAGAGTCCGGGCACTTCCACCTGATGGAGAACTCGCGGTGCTCCGTGCTCGCCGTGAGCATGCGGAAGATGGCGTTTGACCCGATCATGCTCAGTTGGGCCCGGTAGGCGTCGGCCTCTTTGGGCTTGAGCAGGATCGCGTCTGGAGACTGGGATGCAACCCAGTCATCGCCCTTCTTCAGCACTGCACCGTTCGCTCCGACAAACTCGGCAGGGATGACGGCAACCCTGCTCCACCATGCCTCGTCACCGATCTCTGCCCACAGATGGATCAGTGATCCCTTCGCCATCGCATCCGACTCAGTCGGCGGAATCGTCTTCGTGAGGTATCGCTCTCGAAACCAGAGCGGCCCCTTCGTCCTGAGACCCCAGAGCTGGGTCTTCGACCACCAGTCCGCGTCGGAGTGGTAGGCCTCATTCGTCTCATCAAATCGGAGAGTAGCTTGTGTACATACCGGCGGGCTACCCTCCCCATTACGGGAGGTTTGCATGTGAGATACCTGGGTGTTGCTTTCGACTGGGTTGCCTCCGTGGCACCAGCCGACTTCCGACGAGACAGGTTATAGACCTGACCGCAAAAGTCAAGGCCACCGCAGCTACTCGAAGTAACTCGTTGGCTGCGTGTTCCTTGCGCGTCTCCGCTTCGTCGGGACAATGCCGTGCTGGAGGTCCCTCTCTGCCTTCAGCTCCCGTGAAAGCTGACGATCCAGAGACATGAGGTCCACCAGCTCGGGGTCTGCAAAGGGGATCGCTTCTTGCGGAATGAAGGGTTGCGTGAAGGAGCGGACAAGGGGGTCGTCTTCGAGGAGCTCGCCAATTTTCTTGCGAGCATCTCTCCTTCTTGTTTGATCGTCTACGTTCTGGAACTTCACGCCGCTGAACATGTTGACGCCGGTCTGGAATGCACGGTCTCGAATGTCCGGGACCTTCTCTTCATCGATCATGCGGTTCATGATCTGAAGCACTCGGGGGGCGAAAGGGCTGGCGTCGAGGATCGGCTTGGCGGCCCGAATGGCCTGACCGTAAGAGCTGTCTGGGTGAATGCCGAGGAGTTCCTCAGCGATCTGCCCGGCTGCCGTGTCCATGTCCTTGATCGGGCGCTTGGTGAAGGTGTCGACGCCGGTGCCCATCTCCCACGTTGCCTTGATGAGAGGGTTGGCGTTCTTGCCGATGATGTCTTCTGCGCTCTTGAACAAAGTGCCTGAAGCATCGAGCGCTCCATTGGAGTCGAAGACAGGCTGGAACATATTGATTTGATCTATGCCCGGGATGTCCACGTCCGTGATCCAGGGCTGGACACCCTCTTTGGCGCCACCGAACGGAGTGCCAAAGCCGGAGCTCGGCATGCCGTAGCTGTTCCTGATCGACTCCGGGACGTAGCCCTCGTCATCCTTCCCATTCTCCATGATGTCGCGGGGAGCACGCATCGTCAGTTGCGCGTACCGACCAGACGGATTCGCACCGATCATCTCGGCTGCGTTCATCGACATCCGCGACGTGTAGGCGTAGAAGGGGGCAAGCCTTCTCAGGTAGTCTCGCTCGAACGTGGTGAGCGACGAGTAGTCGATGTGCAGCTTCTTCGCCTTGGCGGCAGCCACTCTCGGGTTGAACCCCTGGAGAAGCATGCCGTTGTACCCGGCGAGACGGTTGATTTTGTCGGTGATGTCGCCTTGCCGTGACCCGTACCGGGTGATGGCATTGGTGTTGTTGCGCTCGTCAACCAAGCCCTTCACGAAGTTGCCGGGCTTCCACCCCTCGGGATCGAAGAGCTCTGAGTAGGCAGCGTTCCTCGTGGGCAGTGGACCCTTGCCTCCAGCGAGTGCCCCCATGGCGTCGTAGGCCTGGTAGGCCAGCGTGGTGTCGGGGCTCGACCCCGGCAGGAACTGGTCGATCGTGTGCGTGCCCTTGGCAATATCCTGCGTGGCGCCAGCCATGTCCATGCTGCGGCCCCTACCCATCATGTCATAGGCAGCGAGGTCTTCCTGGTACCGGCGAATGCGGTCGGCTGGCGGGACGTTCTGGTACATGGGGACGCGGCTAAGGAAGTCATCCAGCTCATCAAGCCTGCCCTGCATCAGTGACTTCGTCGCACCGTATCCGCGCATCACATCACCGGGGCTGCCCAGCTCAACGATGTTCATGACCACGCCACCCAGCCAGTCCCTCGTGAACTTCGCGGGCCAGGCGAGTAAGGGCGCTTTCCACATGCGCGTGATTGCGTCGGTCGCTTTCGTCAGCGCGTTGTGGAGCTCGGGCTTGGCGTAGTATTCCTTCATCCTGGTGATTCGTCGGATCGTGTCGTCGTCCACCGAGACTGCGGACAAGTCCACCTGACCGTTGGCGTTGGCGAGACGGCCGAGGCGGTCCTCCATCTGCTGCTTGCCACCAGCGATTCGGCTCATGCCCGGCGGCAGTGGGCCGATCGCCCCACCCGACTCGTCCACCGAGTTGATGCCGAGGTTCCTGGTGAGGACGTTGGCCACTGAGTCGTGGTTGCCGCCCTTGATGTAGGCCGGGCCACCCTTCTTCGCTACCCCGTTCAGGATGTCGAAGGTGGCGTTGTTGACTCCCACTCCCTGGTAGTTGCCGACGATGTACCGAGAGAGGTCCTCCAAGGGCGAGGCACCGAAGAGGTCCACCTTGCCGATCGATGACGGGTCCATCTGGTGCATGATGTCGGCAAGCCTGCGGGCGTCCCCGAGTCCGTACATCGGGATTGGATCGCCGTTCGGGAGCCTGCCGGTGGGGAACCTGCGGCCGACTTCGCCCTGAATCTCCTGAAGGATGTAGCCCGCTGCCTCGTCGTCCGTGTTTGCCGTGCGAGCGCGGCCCGCGATTCTTTTGTCTCTGCTTAGACGGTTAAGGAAGTCTGTTCCGCCAGGGGTATACATAGGACTGACACGACCAAGCTGGTCCCCAGTCATGGCGGAGTGAGCCTTGGCCCCAACCGGCTGTGGCGCCAGGCCGAGCTCTTCAATCCGGTCCAGGAAGTTCTCGTCGTTGGTGTGGCGGGGGAAGTAGTCGCCGCCGTAGTTGTCGGTGAACTCGTTGCTGGCGAGACCGGCCGTCCGCCGCATCTTGTTCATCGTTTCCTTGAGGCCGCCAGGTCGGTGCCAGTTCGTGATGAACTGGCCGATCTCCGGGTTGGCAGCAAGGATGACTGCGTCCCCCGGGTCTGCGTATCCCTCGATCGCGCGACGAAGAACTCGATTAAGGGCGGCCGGGTCCTTGGAGGCATTGATGACCTTGGCAAGAGGAGCGATGGTCTGGTTGACCAGGCGGCGACCCTCTTCCCCCATCTGCCGCTTGGTGTCATTGACCGCGAGACCAATGATCTGCCCCTTCTCGTCCATGGCCCCAGACAGGTCGTTGCTGACCATGGCGTTGGCCGCCCGTCCGGGAGCCGACCATCGCAGCGACTGGCCTGCAAGGTCCATCCCTGCGGCCAGACGCTCGCCACCGGGGACGTTCATCCCGTAGAGGACCTGATCGGACAGGGGGAGCTTCAGGCCAATGTCATACCGGAGAGGCTGATCCAGGATGCCGTCGAGGTTCTTCTGCGATCCGACGGTCCCCAGCAGCTCATCGTAAGCATCGGTGTTCGAGAAGGTCTTCGTCCCCCGGACGGCACCAGCCTGCGCGTCGGCCAGCTCTCTCAGGGTCTGGCCGCGGGAAGCCATCCTCGGACCTACCAGCGGTCTTGCCAGAAGGTCTTGGTCTGTCAGCAGATTTGCTGTCTTGCCGTTGAAGTTCTTGCTAAAAGACTCAAGAGCGTTCTTAGCATAGCTATCACCAACAGTATTAGCTGCAATCTTAGCTCGGCTTGCAGCAACCTGCGCTGTTCTCGGGAGCCCGGCCTTGAGTGCCGTGAGGCCAGCCTTGCTCGCTCCGCCGCCGATCACGTTCAGCGGGTCAACCAGCACTCCTGCACCGAACTCAGCGAGGGGTCGCCCCCACCCTCCGAGAGCATTCGCGTCCGGTTGCAGGTCCCACGATTCGAGCATTTGGCCCGGCGTGGTGCCGCTGCCAAGCTCTTGTCCAGACACCACGTCCCGGAGCCATGAAGCAGGCGTGTCGATGAGGTCGAGCAAGGCGCTGGCGCCCTGCATGGTTCGTCCCGTCACCATCCCGAGCAGGGACTCACGCTCCGCCTCGGTGAGCGGATCGCTTGCCATCCGCGGGTCCACCGGGAAGTATCCCCCGGACCCATACCCGATCTGAGGAGCTCGCCTGCTAACGGGTTGATCGAAGTAGCCAGCGGACATGCCTCACCTCACGCTCCAGCATCGGGCTTCTGTCTCGGGTCGTTCATGAACGGCATGCCGTAGAACCAGTCGTCGGGGACAAGCGGGTTGTTCGTCTCTTCGATGTCCTGCCCCGTGGCAATTCTCCACAGCCTGCTTGCCTGCGGGCTCCATGGAGTCACGCCAATCATCTTTGCCCACTTGGTGTATCCGGCCTTGCCGACGGTGAGCTTGTTCTTTGCCAAGAACGCATTGGTCCATTCACGGATGTGGTGATGGTCGTCCTCGGTCATGTCCGGCTTGTTCGTCAATCCGCGAACCGTGTCCACTTCTCCAGTGACGATCGCGTCGTTGATTGCTTCGGGCGGCGCTGCGCCACCGGGGAATCCATTCTTGACGAGAGTCTTCCTGGCTTCCATGCGTGCCGCCCCGGGTGGCAGCGAGTTCATGGCGGCCAGGTCCTGCTGCGTTCTGGCCATGGGGTTCTGGGCAGCCAACTGGGCCTGCTGGTTCCTTCCCATGGCTTCCATGGAGCGGGCTTCGTCCTCGCCTCTCTGGGTGTATGCGGCCATGTTTCCAAGCCCAAGCTGCGGGTGCATGGCGTGGTAGGAAAGCAACACGCGAATACGATCTTCGGGGGTCTTGGCGTTGGCCAAGTCGTCGTGGAAGGTAACGGCGGCCCGGCTTGTTCCAAGGCGGCTGGCCATGTTGTCCTGCTTCGCCCGAGTTTCGATGGCGTCCTGGGTGTTCATCGCCCTGTCCGTTCGGAACTGGTTCACCACGTTGTCGTTGACGAATCGCATGCGCTCGTTGTGGGACTTCCCGGCGTTGGCCGGATCGTCATAGGCAGCTTCGAGGTCAGCACTGGTGAAGTCCGGGACGCCGTCGTTGTTGTTGTCGGCCCTGATCTCCTTCTTAAATCGCGTTGCCAGGGTACGAAGAGCATCCGTCCTCTTCCGGCTTTCCTGCTGAGCGATCATGGGGGCGCCGGGCTTGTATCGGGAACCACCACCGGGAATCTCCTCGACGGTGTACTTGCCGTCCTTCGTGAGGCGGTCGTGCCGCTGTCGGACGGCGGCTAAGTCGGCTGCGAGCTGCGCCGAGTCTGGCTCGTAGGCGGTTGGGTCGATGCCGAAAGCGGCTGCCATTCCCTTCACGCCGAGACCCTGGCCGGAGGCCAGAGCATGTTCGCTCGGTGCCCTCGGGACATAGCCTCCCGCCCCGTCGTTGACTCTTTGATCCCAGGCGTTCATGCCAGTGCGGGGCAGCCGGGGAACCCCCGGAGTGAACGGGGTGTAGTCCACAGCCTTGCGCTGGTCAGGGGTAAGCTCCGTCAGCGGGACCCCCTCTGCCACACCACGGCGCCCGGAGAGGACGCTGCCGGGTTGCGGACCCTCAGACGGCAGAAACTTCCTCCCCTGGCGAGCTCGCTCCTGGTTCTGGAGCATCTTGATTCGCTCTTGTTCGGTCATGTCAGTATGGCCTCGTCAACGTGGATGGGGTCGCCTGATTGTATCTGGTCCTCAGGAAGCGGATTCGTTCCTCGGGGGTCAGTGCGTGGAACGGTTTGCGCGACTGCATCTCTCTGGCAGTCATCGGGCCCATGCTGCCTGCCTCGCTTGCATCCTGATCACCTCCGCGTTTTCCTCCCGGCGCTGGGAAGAACGGATCGACATTGGTGTTGTTGATCCCCTGGCGAAGGGCATTGATGATCGCGCCTCCGCCAACGGCTGCCCCGGCAACGGCCGCCGTCTTCCAGGGGAACTTCCACTGACGCTTGGGCTTGCCAGCGGTGTCGGGCTTTGGCTGGTCCACGGCAGTCGCTGCGTCGGCATCAGCAGTCACATCCACATCGGGTGACGCGGCAGTGTCTCCTTCAGGGACCGATTTGGCATTCGGGTCTGGCGATGCCGCTTCGGCCTCTACAGGAACCTCAGCCTCACCCGGCTTGGGGCCTGCATCGGCACCCGTTTCTTTGGAGTCGGGGACGAACTCGGCATCGAGCTCGTCTTCCGGGGCGCCGTACATCGGGTCATCAAACTCGCTGGCCTTTTCCACTGGGGCAGCGTCTTCGCTGTCCGTCACGACCGGATCGGGGCGAGGCTCGTCCTGCGTCATCTGCGCGTCGAAGTCTCCCCGGGCTGTGTCGATGTCTTTCACAGCGTCCGCGTAAGCCTTCTCGACAGCCTTGACTGCCGCTCCTTGCGTTGCGTCCCACGACTTGTCGTTCGGGTCTCGATTCTTGTTCGACCAGTCAATCCATGCCTTTGCTCTGTCCAAATCCTCTTCGGTCACCATATCGCCCGAAAGAATGTCAAGGTGCTCATCGCTCGTGCCGTGCGGAAAGTTCTGCCTGAAGAGTTCTTCGCTGGTTAGCTTGGGGGCCGGGGCTTCGGGGTTGTCCTCATCGTTATTCATGCCCCGCTCGAAGACCGCTTCGCGTTCCTCGGGGGTTAGCACGCGGGCTTCGGGGGCCGGAGAGGCGTCCGCCGGGTCAGCGGGAGCCTGCTTCTCCGACATGGACCCCAGGCCTGCGGTGTCATCCGCGGGGGCTGGGCCCACCTCCCTGGGCTCAGAGCCTTTCTTCGGAGCTGGCGTCTTCTTGGCGCCACGGGACGCTTCGAGCTTCTCGTTGATGTCGTCCAGCTTCCTCTGCATCGCCGGGTCGTCGGAGCCATTGACCAGCGTGGCCATGTACTCCTGAAGTGCGGCTGATTCCTTGGCGGTCCGCTTCGACTTTGAGGCCACCTTGGACATGGCGATGTGCGGGTCCGGGCCTAGCTTCTGTGGACGGGGTTTTGGGGTCTCCTTGGCAGCCACCTTCTCCTGAAGCTCCGCCATGCGGCCTTTGCCAGCCGGGGCCGGGGCCTGCGAGCCAGACTGCTTCTCATACGCCTTGATCGCACCATCAAGACGCAAAAGTTCCTTGGACGCTGCCTTGGAGGAAGCAGTGCCGGAGTTCGTGGCGATCTCTCGCCTCATGCGATTGGCTTCGGCCTTGGCTGCCGCGAGTGCTTCGGGAGAAACCTGGCCAGAGCCGAGAGTGGCGATGTGATCCGATGCCGGTTGTGCCTTGGCGAACAGGCGGGACTTGGTGCTCCAGATTTGAGTGGGAGCTGGCATCCACTCTCCGCTCGCCATTTTGTTGAAGTTGTTGGGAACGCCTTCTGGAGCTAACGGGTTCTGCCCAAACTCGCGCATGTACATCGCGCGGATGGCTTCGTACTTGTCGTCCAGCGTCCCGGGCTCGATACCCTTTTCCGCAAGGGTGGCGGAGTCCTGGGTGAACTGCTGGTTCGGGCTGTCCACGATCGGCCGGTCCACGTTCCCCGTCTCGGCCCGTCGCTTCCTTGAGGCCTCTAACTGCCTGGCGTCCTGCGCAGCGAGTTCCTCGGACAGCCGCGCTTTATTGACGACGGGCTTCTTGGGGGCAGGTTCGTTTCGGTTGAAGTTCACCGGGTCACCTGCCAGCGTCTCAGGAAGAGAGCCGTCGTCGATCGGGACTTCGTCTTCTCCGAAGCCTACTTCCTCAGTTTCGTCACCAGTCCCCCTTGTTGCCTTCCTGGCTTGAGCATCTTCCATGAATTGCTCACGACGACCGGGCGTGAAGAAGTGGTCGTCCATCAGCTCTTGGCCGGACATTCTTCGGATGTCGGACACCTCGTCCATGAAGCCTGGGCTGGCTTGGCTGAACATGCTTTCGAGCAGGTTCCTGGATTGCTCTTGAGGCGTCCTCCCGTTGATGCCGGAGCCCTCCTCCATGGGAGAGTTGGCAGTGGCGCCCTCAGCCTGCATGCGTTCCCACAGTCGCTCCAGTGCGTTTCGCCGGAGGTTGTCGCTCTCGCTGTAGAGGAAGTCGTGAAGGTTCTTGTCGAACTGTTCCTGCGGCGTCCTGTCCTGGGCCAGCATCGCGGGGAGCTCACGGTCAGACCGGGCCATGACCCTCGGCGGGATCGGTTCCCTGTCGGTCTCCCCTGCATCAAAGTCGGCCTTCTGCTGCTCGTACTTCCTAATCGCTTCGATCTGGCTAAAGGTCTTTGGGTCCACGAGATGGCGTGCATCTTTGTAGGGAACTTCATCCATGACGCGAACGGGCGTCGGTCGTGACGTGTCTGACAAGGCAGGAAGATCGGCGGGCGACTCCGGGAACGAAATGGAGTTCTCTCGGAGGATCGTCTGCATTTGGGGAATCGACATGCCCTGGGCTTGCTTGGTCAGGAACCTCCCCATGTCGCTGTTCGGGCTGACCGCATTCATCTTGCCGCCGGGCATGGTCTTGCCGGTCATGAGCTGCTGAGCGGTGAGCCTCTCCAGCTCCTGCCGGTATGCGCGAGCGTCCTGAGGCAGCCGCTCCGGGATGTCCACAACGGTGGTGTTGAAATACTTGTCAAGCGGCTTGTTGACCTGCGAGCCGGGCTCGGAGTGAAAGGCAGACTTGCCCTCCCGGTCTGTCTTGATGAGCTCGTCGTCCACGGCTCCAGCCGGGGCCGGGTACCGCGGCGGAGGGATCACGACACCGGGGTCCTGGGGGGCCCACTCGTCTGCCCCTGTTCCTCCAAGCGTCCGCTCTCTGAAGCTCTCGCCTGACGGCTCTTCGTCCGAAACTCGGTAGGCTTCTTCTCCCCCGCGTCCAGGCATTCGCTCTGTCCTGGGCGTGCTGTCGCCGCTGTTGACGCGATCAACCTCCGCCATTCGCTCGGGGTTCCACTCGCCGTCATGGAGAACCTTGACGAGGTCGTCGGCCATCGAGGACCAGCCAACAGCCACTCGGCCACCGGCGCCGGTTGGCGAGGTCCGCTCGTTGGGGAACTCGTTGGCGATCGCCCGGTAGACATGATCCTTGCCCTCATCCGGGAGACGATCGAACTCGTCCTTGATGCGAACCGCGAACATCGGGTCTTCGTGAAACAGCGATTCCAAGAGAGCGTGAGCGCGGCCCCCGTCGCTGACGCCACGCTCCCTTGCGCGGATCGTCCGCTGCCCGGTCTTCGGGTCATACTGCAACCCGGTTTTGGTGGACCGAGAAGTGCTCTTCTGGTGAAGGATGATGTCCATGAGCTGCTGAATGGCGGTCTTCTGCGCCCAGCCCATGCCACCGTCTTCGGTCGGAACATTCCGCAGCGCGCTAGTCCCGTGACCAAGATTAGCGTCTACGCGAGTCTCCCCTGGGTCTACAAATCGAATCCGCGAAACGCTGTCGCCGGGCTGTTGGTAGCTGATCGGCGGGATGCCAAGCTCCGCTCGCATGGCGTTGATGTCCGCCTCGACCTCGGAGATGCGTGCGGGGTCTATGCCAGGAGAAAGTATGGGCGGCTCCACCGGAAGCCTGGGTGCGGCCTTTCCCCGGATGGGGCGGTCGCCCTTGCTCACGCGCTGACCGGCATCAAGAGCCTTGGATACGTTCTTAGGAGTAGCCATCAGGATTCCTTCTTGCCTTTGCCCTTGCCGTACTTCGTGAACTTCAAGCCCGCTGGCATGTCGTCCTTCGTGACCTTTGGAGACTTGCCGCCGCCCTGCTCCGCGGCGAGGTCCACGAGATCGTCGTTCTCTTTCGACTCCTCTTCGGCGTTGTCCTCCTCCTCCGGCTCATCTTTCTCCTCGGCCTCTTTCTTTTTCCTGGCGCCGTGCGTCATGGCTGCTGAAGCCGCGTGGCGAAGAGCCAGCCGGAGCTGCCTGGGCGTCATCTCGTCTGGATCGAGTCCAATGAAGTGGTGTGCCATCGTGTCATTCCGTCCTGGAAAGGAGTGCGAGCCGGAGTTGCTGCCAGGCCTGCTGCTGGGCAAGGTTCATGTTCATGTTGCCGGACATCCGGGCCATCTGCTTCTGGAAGTTGGCCTGATTCATCCCAGTCTGGAGACCGTAGTTGCTGTTGAGTCGGCCTTGGACCCTCTGTTCGTATTCGCCTTGCTGATCGGCGTTGAACATCTGGTCTTCTGCCCTGATGCCAGCCGCTTGCTGAGCGCCCTCGCCAACACCGCTGGCCTGCTGCTGAGCTGCCTGCATCTGCTGCTGAGCTCCGGCAGAGAACCCCTGCGGAGCGACCATCCCGGGACGGACGGCACCCTTCCGGTACCCGGCGGCAGTGGCGTTGTTGGCCGCTGCTTCCGTGACGGAGTCGGCAATCTTCCTGGGAGGTGCAAGTCCGGCGAGCGCAGATACCTGGTACGGCTTCTGTGCTGCCTTGGGAGGCGTCATTCGCGGGTCGGATGAGATCACGAGAGCAGACCGATCAATCCGGTCCTCCATTGGTTTTGCATCTCCATCCTCTGACGCGCGACCTCTTGGGCCATCCCCAACTGACTCACCTGCTGGCTCACCGCTTGCTGGTATCGCTGCATCCGCTGGGCTCGCCCTTGCTGCGTGAGCTGCTCTTTCTGGGACTGAAGCTGGCCTTGAAGCTGTGCGTTCTGGGTTGCGGCGCCGCGAGCCACGTTCGCATTGCCCTGCATCATCTGGCCTTTGGCGAAGTCCTGGACGGCTTGGTTGCCGGTCGCAGTCCCCGTGTTCGGCTTGACCTGGGTGTCGTGCTGATACCCCTGAAGAACGGCGCCCGTGTTGATGCCCTGGCCATTGGCATTCATCTGCGCCTGGTAGCCCTGCGGAGAAGGCATCCGCGGGCTGGGCATCTTGGGGAGCTTTTGGTTGATCATCGGTTGGTTGATCATCGGGTTACCCGAGGAGTGAGCTGCGGAGAGGGTCGAACGCATCGACCGGCTTCCCGTTGACGATTGTCTGTCCGCCGAGACCAGCCGCCCGCATGAGGGCTGCGTTCTTTGCTTGCTTGGCCTGGAGGTTTTGCTGGTTCATGGCCATGCTGGCTTGATTCCCGGCCATCTCTGACTGGTACTTCATGTTTGCCAGATACTCCTCGTGGGCCATCTGATCCGAGTCGCGCGCCTGGTCAACGCGGCTGTCCATTTCTTTGGCGATGGCGTCGTTCGTCTGCTGGAGCGATGACGCCTGGTTGTTGAAGTGCTCCCGGGCGGCTGGGTGCATGTAGTCCATGTAGTCCATCTGCGTCGGATCAGGCATTTGATGCGGCATCTGATGAACTCCGGGCTGCTGCTGCGGCGGGGGCGTGTGATTGCCGAATAGGCCTGGAGGAGCGACCTTCATCGGGCGGGCTGGGGCTGGCTTGCTCGGCTTTCGGGTCGGCTTGGCTGGCGGCCCGCCTGGCGCAAAGCCTGGCATCCGCATCAGGTCGGAAACGTCATCTCCGAATATCGGGAAGTTTTCGCTCATGGTTGCTCCTGCCTCCTATTTATGTCGCCATGACGCCGCTTTGTCCCTCGGCGTTCTTGCATGCCATCAAGATCATGGACTTGGCCCACGTCCGATTGAAAGCTAGGTTTGCGAACACGCCTCTTTTTCTAGCTTCTTCCTCTATCCAATTGATCACAGTTTCGATGTTGTCTCGAACCCATTGTGATCCAAGCTGATCCATTTTGGCGGCGTGGGCATTGCACTCGCAGTCCCCCTTGGGAACGATCCTGAGCCACGCGAACATCTTCTTTAGCTCTGTTCCCGGACCTGCTGGCAGAGTCGCTTCTTCTCGCTTGCGTGGGTATGCGTAGTGAGTCTCATCGACCGTGATCATTTCTCCGTCTCTGGAGACGATGCACATCTCTACTTCGTCCCAGGTGTAGCCGCGCTCGGTGAGCCTGGCCTCAAACTGAGAGACTGGTCCTGTGATCACGGAAACACCTGCGCTGGGCAGCCTCCAAAGACAACGTCGTTCGGATAGCACCTGCCGTCACCGCACGCGATCCCGTTGACGGCTGTGCCGGACTTGTAGGTCAGCGTCTGGCTTCTTGTCATGCCGCCGCCGATGTAGGTCGCCATCTCCTGGGACCCAAGACGGCAACTGTCAGCCGGGTCAGTACCGGCCATGGTCAAGGACATTGTTGGGTAGTAGATGCGGCACATGGTGACGCCGACTCCAGAGAGATAGCTCTTGACGTAAGTTCCGGTCAAGCAGACACCACCCCTTTGGTCGATGTCGAAGTAGCAAAACGTCGGGCAACCGATCTGGCACGCTGCCTGGCACTCGGCCTGAGTGGCGTACCCACCGGCGTTGGCCTGGAGAGAGCAGACCCCCGTAACGCGATCGCAGACCCACAATTGCGGTGGAGGTGGCGGCGGGGGTAAGCAGCACTCGCATGGCGGGGCCGGGTTCAGGTCGATGGCTGATCGAGTCAGCTTGCCTCCCTTCCTGAGCAGCTTGCTCTTTCGCCTCACCAGCTTGGCCATGGTCAGGACTCGCAGTCAGTGGTGTTGCTCAGGTCTTTCTCGATAGCTTTGATCCGCTTCTCAAGGTCCTTGATCTTGACGATGTCTGGTCGCCATTCGAGCAAAATGCTGCAAATGTCCTGGCCTTTGAGCTCTTTAAGAGACTCACGATTGCAGCACTTCGGGCACCCGCCGGGGTCTCCGCCTGTCACCAGACGAATGCAGTCGTCCATCTTCTTGCGGAACCAAGAGCAGTTGAGCCGCTCAAGGATTCTTACCTCGAAGCTGGCAAATGCCGCCTCAATCGCAGAGGAGATCATTGACTCGATCAGGTCCTTGATGGAGTCCCAGTCGATGTCGCCAGGGGTTCCCGGAATGCCCGGAATGCCGTCCTTGCCGTCGGTGCCGATGCCGTTGTATCCCGGCAGCCCGTCCTTCCCTGCCCTCCCAGCGGCCCCGTCCCGGGAGTTGGCTTCCTTCGCTTTGTTGGCATTGAAGAAGTTGGGATTGTTGGCTGTCGTGGAGTCGTAGGACCGAGGCCCTTGGCTTGTCGGCGCCGGGGTGTTGGACATGGACAGAAGCCGCTGGGCGATATCCAGGCTGTGACCGGCCGGGATGCCCGCTTGCGTGAACAGGCCAGCAATTTGCTGTGCAGAGACGTTGTTGCTCATTCTCCCTCTACTCCCATGACTTCAATTCCGTGAAGGATCACTGGGCCTGAGTCGTCTTGCTGGCCGAACAGCTTGACTGCAACGTGAGCATCTGAGCCACTGAAGTCCCTGATCGTTCTTCCGGCGAACACGGCGCGAGCAACTCCGTTTGAGTCACCTTCCTGGTGCGGATTGATCTCCAGGTTGACGTAGGACTGCGGCTGCGTTTGGTCTGCGATGAAACCCACGCCGCGATCTCTTCCGGCCACGTTCTTTCTCGGCGTGGTCGAGTTGTTGTAGAAGAGCTGGAGATAAAGCATGCACTTGGAGAGCGTGGTGCGATGAATCACTGAGACCGTTCTGCTGTTCTGCTGGTCGCCGTTCTTTGCGGTCTCATCTGTGATGAAGGCAAAGTTCCCTGACTTCCATGACCACGACACTGGTGTTCCATCGTCGGTCAGGCCTTGGCCAAACTGCACGACTCCTGGCTTGGCAGACAACTTGCCCACGCTGGCTGTGATCTGCGTGATCTGGCCGTCCGCGCCTCTGATCTCCGTTGCGCTGAAGAATTGCGACGGATATCCCTCCAGCCACGAGGTTTTCGTGTCCGGGTCATAGACGATCTGCCTGGTCGGAAACTCGCCTTCGTCTCCTGTGAAGCAGACATGGATGCGGATGACGCTGTAGTTCCTGTCCGCTCTCAAGAAAAACCATTTCCTCTTGGAGAAGTCGATGGTCGGAAGGCTTGAGTCGGTATTGGTTCTAACCATGGTATCGAGAGCATCGAAGAGGCTTTCTGTATGCCCATGTTCGTTGATCTTGTAGAGCCCGAAGTCATCGAAGACATAGGCTTCCCCCATGTAGATGTCCCAGCACCGCTGATTCAAGCATCCGCGATAGGCAACGAGGGATGTCGTTGCATTCATGGCTGGGTTGTTCACCCAATTCAGCCTGTTGCAGTGCCGTGCCTGCATGACAAGAACTGCGCCTGCGTAAGGAATCATGGATGTGATGTAGTCCGTGTCCCTCACGTTGGTTTGAAGAACCAGCTCGTTTGTTTCGGGCATGGACTCGGGCTCGTCGGCCTCTGAGTACATGATCGTGTTGGGCCTCTTGCCGGTTGTGTCCACTGCCAGAAGAGTGCGGTCCTGGAACACGATGCCGACCGAGAAGTCTGTGGACGCCACCCCGAATCTGTTTGCGTTGAGACTGCCATCGTCCAGGAGAATCGGTAAGGCCAGGAACCCGTCCCTGTTCACGTCCGTCAGGTCATAGTCGGAGAGCGTGTCCTCAAAGGGGAGCGTTGCGTCGAGGAGCGTGGTCACCCTGAAGAGCGTGATTGCTTGATTGCTGGTGCTTCTCCATAGCTCAGCTCCCGTCGCCCACTCAGGCTTTGGGTCCGGGATACGCCATGTGAGTTTTGCAGCGTGATCTCCGCAGTTCACCTCGTTGACTGGAGAAAGGCTCGACAGGACTGGGCCGCCAGCGTCCTTCGACACCCCTGCGTTCACCCACCTGTAGTAGCACTGGTATTTTCCGCGAAGAGTTGCTCGCATGATCGCAAGACCGCGAGCTCCTCCTACGTCGCCTTCTGTGTTGAGCAACTTGGGAGCGAACAAATATGTCTTGTTGGGTTGCTCAAGAAGCAGTTTCGTTATCCTGCCGTAGCAGTCCACTTCTGTGTTGATCGTGTCTCCGTCTTCGGTGGTGAAGACGGGCGGGGTCATGTAGCCCTTGCCTGCGTTTGCTGGCAACGGGTCAATCTGCCGCTGCTTGTAGGTGTTGAGCTGCGAGATGGTCAGTTTGTCAGGGCACCGCGGGTCTGAAATGCAGTAACCGCGAGCTCGGAGCTGGCACGTCGCGGTGGTGTTGCAGTTCGGGCCGTTCAAGTATCCAGCCATGAATCCAGATGCGGTGTGCAGCGTGGCGACGATCTCGTCCCCGGGCTCATACCCAGACCCAAAGTCATAGACTTGAGCTGTTATCGTGTAGTTAGCGAGATCAGTTCCGTCGCCAGCCGGGTAGCACTTAAACTTTCCCCAGAAGGCATCCGGGAACATGAAGATGACCTTCGCTCCCCCGCCTTTGCCTCCCGTGGCTGGAACGATGACGCCGTTACCCTCTCTGGTGTACTCAGACAAGCAGAGCCAGTAGTAGAGCGGGTACTCGAATATCTCCCAGAAAATTGCTCCGGTGTCTGGGTCTCCTGCCGCAAACCCCTTCTTCAGCTTCAGGGCGGCGGCGGCGCCTGTCCCTGTGACTGCAAGCCCTGGTTGATCCCGGAACTGCACGCACGCAGTGGAAGTGTATCCAGTCCCTCCGTCAGTGACCTCAACTTCTGATATCTGAGCATTGCCTATGCGGGCGATGGCCTTTGCCTGCCTGCCTCCGACGACAACCGGGTCTATCGGGGAGTCAATCAAGAATATGCTGCTGAGTGGCGTCAGGTCGATAGCCTTCGGTGAGCCACCTCCTGCGGTGCTAGACACAAGAGCGCCAGACTGGCCTGGCGGAGGGCCGATGTACACAGACGGCGGCAGGTGATACCCGTTGCCAACATCCGTTAGATCGATGCGGGCAACGTAGAAGCTGGGGCTGGAGTCGATTGCGATGACTGGCTTCGTGGCTGGGGCAGCCAAGCCCACTGGTCTAAGGCTTCCGTCACGGCTGCGTACAAGCCCCTGATTGCCGTGCCCCTGGTAGATGTAGACTTCGCCCCTCCGCCCCTGACAGAACGAGACCGGAAACTCCGGCCTGAGCGCGGTGCGCTTTTGGGAAACAGTCGCTTCAGTTCCGACAAGGTTTGTGATCTCCAGGATGTTTCCAGCGTCATCGAACGCCATGACAGTGTCCGTGCTCCCGGACCCCACCGACAGCCCCCACATCTCCAGGAGCTTGTTTGCCACGCTCAGGATGGTCTTCATCCCGCCCCTGACAGTGAGCTGACCGGGGATCAGCGACATGACATTGAACTGCTCGGTGGCTGCACCGGGAGGGAGTTTGTAGGCGCTGGCAGCCTGGTACAGGCCAAGGAAGTTGGAGATTTTCATGGGTAGCTACCGGGTGCCCCTCCGTCGAGGATCAGTGATCCTGGGCTGGATGACGAGCCGCCGTCCAGCGTGTTTCCTGAGGTCGATCCGCTGCTTCCCGAAGACCCGGGCCCGGAGCCTGCGTTGTCTGCCCCTGGCCTCAGGTACCAGTACGAGTAGTAGCCAAACCGAGAGTCACGGCGACCCGAGATAGGAGCCTTGGAGTCTCGCTCAAACGCCAGCCTCAGGTCTCTTCCGTAGATTCCCATTGCCCCTTCGATGTTTTTTCCAGTCAGCCTTGCCAACCATGTTTCGGCGCCCGACAACAAAGCAGTGTACATCTGGGGAGAAATGTCCAAGTAGTCAGTGATGATGTACTTGGTGTTCTGGTACTGAAGCGGTGCGGCCGGGCTCCATGCAGAAAGCTCGCCCGCACTGGTGACTGCATAAATCAACGCCTCATCGGCGTACCCGTTCATGCCAGCGAGGCTTTCTGGATGAATTGCCGGGTCTCCTGAAAATCGGATCAGGCTTCCCGTCATCAGCTTTGAGAACTTCGTGTCTGTTCCGTGGGTGATGACGCCGTCTGTTGTCACGGTTCCACACCTGGCTTGATCCTCCCATCCGGTGAATCTCAAGTCCCTCGGACGACGACGGTAGGTGAGCGTCATCGACGTGTCATAGGCCCATCCGTTGAAGACCCTCATCTCCCATCGGTCTGGCATGGAGATCGAAGGAGTGATCGTCCACACGATGTGAACCAACGACCTGAAAGCGGTGTTGATCAGTCGCTCAAACTCCATCGGGGAGACGTATTCGGCAACGATTCCCGTGGTTGGGAGAGCGACAGCATCGACGGAGCTTACGCCCCACGGGAGCTTGTAGCTGATGACTTTGTTAGAGGACGGAAGGGAAATGTTGTCCGTGCTGTGATACCAATCCCAAGCTCGCACTTCCACCAAGTCTCTGTAGGCATGGAACAGGGACTGCCTAAGAACTCGATGCTCTTGGTCTTGAGCTCCTCCGCCCACTGAAGACATGAGGTATTCGATGGCGTCGATCGCGGCGTACATGGATCACCCCGTGTAGCAGATGTTGTTGACAAACGGGCTGACGCGATAGTTCGTCGTCACCTGAGAGCCAGCCGCGACGAACTTATTGGCGCCGTAGGCCAGACCGTTCCATGCCGGAACCGCATTAGACTGGATCGGCATAGCTGTGCTGCGGATGGTCCATGTCACGCCGTTTGCGCTTGTGATGCAGGTAGCCTGCCCGTCCGTCGCCATGAAGAGACTGTTTCCGTAGGTGCACCCCCTCCATGACGCCGTGGTGCCGATGGTCTGGGCGGTCCAGGCCGTACCGTTTGTTGAGGTGTAGGCAGTTCCTCCTCCGCATGGGACCAAGACGTAGAGCGATCCGCTGTAGGCGACCTCAAACGGGGCCGCTGCGGCGGTGCCGAAGTAGAAGTCGGCTCCGGCCAGCGTAGCCCTCGTCCAGACAGCGCCGTCGGTCGAGCTGTAGAGGTACCCGTCAACGAGCCGACCAAACCACCGTCCGCCGGAGTACCGGACTTCTGCGTTGTTCCACACGGTGTTGTTGGTAGTGCCGGAAATGCTCGTGGAGATAGCGGAAAGCTGACCGTTGAAATACTGCCACAAGGCACCCGAGGGAGCCGAGACGGCGCCTGCCCATCCAGCGTCCGACGGCTTCGCAGTGATGAGGAAGCGGTTCACCCCGAAATCATATGACTGCGCCTCTGAAAATCCAGGAGCCCCGGCAGTCCACGACGGAGCGGCCACACCCCAGGTGATACCGTTGCTGGAGCTGCTGACCGACATCGATGCCCTGCCGAGGACGTAGCAGTCGTTGATGGCGAAAAACAGGCCGCCGCCACGAGCAATCCGGCTGAACCGAGACGACACTGGGACTGGTGCCGGGCATGCCTGCCAGGCAACACCGTCCACTGAGTACGCATACCCGGTCGTGAACAGGCCCCCAGCAATGTCGCCATCCGGGGCGTAGCTCAGGGCACCGAGCCTGCTGTATCCAGAGGTGTTCCATGGGTAATCGACGGTCCCGGAGGCGAGCTTCCAGGACGATCCGTTGACCGTTGGAGCGGACCCAACAGTGAGGGTGGCGATCTGGCTGTAGACCGTGCCCACGGCTGTGGTCGTGGCTGACAGGCGGTACTTGGCGCCGTTGTCTCCCGAGGAGACCGTGACCGTGAGCGTGGTCGCGTTTGCCCCGGAGATAGCTGCCCAGGTAGAGCCACCGGCAGCAAACTTTTGCCAGGCGTAGTTGATGGGGCTCTCTGTGGACTGAGCAATGGCAGTGAACGTGACAGACAGACCTGCGGTGGTTGTGGTGTCTGAGGGGTTGGTCGTGAACACTGTGGACTGCTGCGTTGCTGCGGCACTGGGGAGGACCAGATTCAGCGTCCAGGTTGGTGCCGTGCCAGTGATCGAGGCAGAGGCCACGGCTCCGGTGGTGACCGAGCCAATGGTCAGTGTTGGGGTCGGGCCAGCGGGACCTTGGCTTCCGGCCACACCCTGGATTCCCTGTGAGCCTTGTGGGCCAGTCGGTCCCTGGACTCCAGCCGCACCGGCAGCTCCAGCCGCGCCGACTGGGCCACGCATCTGGCCGAAATTGAGCCAGCCGTTTGCCTGAGTCGTGCTGGCCGTGCTGCCCCCGACGTAGACAAACCCGTCGCCCACCAACGTGGCAGATGGGGTGCCGGTAGGCAGGGTCGATCCCGAGAAAATCCAGATGTCCCCCACTGCCATTCCCGTCGAAACAGGCGGCCATGTGGTGGTGAAAGTGCCTTTGACCACACCGGCCCCACCTCGATCGCCTTGCGGACCCTGTGCCCCAGTCGGGCCAGCCACTCCCTGAGGGCCAGCCGCACCGGCACTTCCGGTAGCACCAACAGGCAGGACGAGGTTCAGGACTTGGTTGGGAGCAGTGCCCGAGAACGTAGCTGACGGCGTGCTGCTAGATGTGACCGTGCCGATCGTGAGGCTGGTGGCCGCTCCGGCACTTCCGGCGTCACCCTTTGGCAGCACCAGATTGAGGATCGGGTTCTGTGGCGTACCGCTGATCGAAGCGCTTGGGGCGGTCCCCTGCGAGACAGATCCGATGGCCATCGTGGCGGCACTGCCAGTCGGGCCAGCGGGACCGGCAGGGCCAGCGACACCGGCAGGCCCGGAGGACCCCTGCGGGCCTGCAACACCGGGCAGTCCACGGTCTGATCGGTAGGCCAGGCTGTTCCAGGTGGTTGTCCCGTCGCCCAACTTGAATCGTCCGGTGTCGGTCTCAACCCCCAGCTCGGCAGCACCGAGGATCGAGTTTGCGGCGGCCCACTCTAGGGCTGTGCCTCGCCGCATCAAGATTTGCTGGTAGATCGTTGGCATGTCATTGCTCCTTTGAAGTATTCATGTGCGGCAGAGGGGAGTGCTGGTCACGCCTCTAACGGCATCGGCTAAAACGTAGCGTCAGCAATCTGTTGGCCTGTTGTCGCCGTTGTTGCAACGTCAGCGAGCCTCCCACTTGCGAACGCCGTAAGCGCCGACGCACACGCCGACTGGATTGCTGACGATGTGATTGCTGCGGTCCCAGTAGTCGCGTCGACAGCCACGCCAGACGCGACCAGCGAAGCGGCAGGGACTGCGAGCGTTCCAGTCCTCGCGCCCGCTGCGTAAGAGGTGCCGCTGCGAACGTCACCTGTCGGCGGGTAATATCCTGTCGAGATCGGATCGACAATCGTTTTCTTTGAGCCAGCCGACGATCCGCCAACCACCTGCACTATGGCAAAGTTTCCCGTTGACACAGTGAACAGCACAATTCCAGTGACTGGGGAAAATCCGTTGTCGGCATATTCCACCTCGGTCACTCGCACCCCCCATGTTGATGCAGTCACTCCCGGCTGAGTGCTGCTAGCCTTTGCTCGCGTGACGGTATACGTTCCAGAGGACCCTAGTATCATCCCAGGGCCACCTACTCCCCCGACGCAAGTCCCGTTGATCGTCACGGTGCTAGCTACCCCTGCCGCCACCTGCACGCCCGCGTACGAGCCGCTCGATCCAGACACTGTGCCTGTGATGGTTAGTGGCACATTACCCTGCACGGCCACCCCCGGTCCGTTGCTCCCAGCCGTTACGTCTCCGGTGATACTGATTACGGCACCTTGCGCTTGCAACCCACCGCCAACATTACCGCTCGCGCCACCAGTCACGTTTCCGGTGATGTTAAGCACCGCTGCTCCGGTGACCGTAAATACTGCCGATCCGTAATTGCCGGTTGTGTGCTGCAAAGATCCAGTGATGTTCAGCGTTCCAGCCGACTGAAATACGCAAGAGCCTGTCCCATTGGATGTCACAGATCCGATAATTGTGTATGTGCCCGACGAACTGATAGCAATCAGATTCGTGTTTTGGCAAATCAGATTCGCCGTCAGCGTCACGCCAGACACGAGCGCAAACGCCCCGCCAGCCGTGGCTGTGTTGCTGCCGTCGTTGAAGGCATCGTTTCGGATCGTCGCAACTGTCGTGGCGACGTTGATCGTGATTGTTGAAATGCCGTTGGCACATAAAACGTCTGCCGCAGTAAACGTGGCGGTGGCCGCAGTTCCTGTTGGCGTGGTAGCCCAGATGGCTCCGTTAATGTTTCCCGACGCGCGGGCGAAATACGTCGCCATTGCTCACAGCCCTTTCGACCGGAGGAACTCGACCACGGCGGACTGCATGGCAGAAAACGCTGCTTGCTCTTGCGGGTCAGTGATTTCGTTTTCCCGGCCACGCACGATCGAAATTGACGCGCTATCGAGACGTTGCTTTTGGCCTTGCTCATCAAAGCGGACGGGGACGCAGTTTAGAGAAAACGATACTGGCTCCGTACCGTCTTCGTTTAGCCTTTGGCTGACGGCAAGCGAAACGTCCCAGGAAGCGAACGTCCTGCCGTCTGATTCGATGATTGCGTTGGATTTCATTTCGCTCACGAATAGGTGGCAGAGGCAAAGGCGTCCCATGCGACATTTGTCGCCGTGAGTGTTGCGGTGACAGACCCAGACGCGGAAATCTGTGATCTCTTAATCGTCCACACCGAAGCCGAGGTCGCGGACCCGGTGACGGCGCGGCCGGAGTAGGAATATGGAGAGGCCCAGGCAAAACGGCGATCGTAGATCGTCGGCTTGCCCGACAGATCGGCATACGCGCCGCTGGTCGCAACGGTCGAAAGCTGCGTCTTGATGTACGGAACGTCGGCCTTAATTGAGTCGTCTTCAAGGACGATCCCCACGCCCACCGCCGATGTCACGATTAAGCCATCGGTGTCCGTGGTAAGAATCGACCCTGCCACCGTTCCAATCGCCCCAGCGCTGGTAATGTTGCCGTGCGCGTGGGAGGTCGGAATGAAGCTCGTCGGCTTGTCAGTCAGGTCGTTCCATGAGGAGACGCCTCCGCCACCGGATGGGGCCGGGAAAAAACTGGCGTCATACTCGTCCTGAGTAAGCTCCTTGGCCTTCTTCACTAGGGCCAGACCCGAGAACGCAGCTAGGAGCGATGCGTAGCCTGGCTGGTTGTCGGTGAGGGAAAGCAGCACTCTCCCCTTCTGGTCCTGCGGGGCCGTGGCGTAGGGGCTGATGCAGGTCAGGCTGCCGGAGTAGCCGATCTGGCTGTCCACGCTGGCCCGGATCGCTTCGTACTCTGAGTCGGTGCTGAGGTTGAGCCTGAGAAATCTCATGCGACCCCCCATTTCTCGGCCAACTCGGCGTAGATCGACGCTTCCTGGCTGGCGGTGAGGCTGGAGTACAGGCGGATTTCGTTGATGCTGCCGTCAAAGAACCGAATGGGAGCGTTGGAGTTGGCCGCCCCGATCATCGAGAGCGATCCTGTGACGGTGATCGGTGACGAGACCGCTGAGGTCGATGCAGCAAAGCTGTTCTGCTTCACCAGGCTTGGGCCAACGGTGAGGATTCTCCGTGACCCTGTCGCTAAGACCCCGCCTTTGACATGCGTGGAGCCGGACGAGACCAGGACTGGCCCCTGGGTGGCGTCGTTGTTGCTGGCCACCATGGCGGCCTGGGTGCTGGCGCCACTGAGAAGCTGGAAGAAGGTGCCGTAGGTCGAGCCACCAGCCCGGGAGCCCACGATGAAGGCCTTCCAGGTTGACCCGGGAGTGATCTGCGGCAGCGTCAGGTAGCTGTACTCGCCGTCGAACACGACCGCCGGGTACTGACCGAGGGTGGCTATGGGGCGGCTGAACTTGGACGGGGCACTGGAGACACCCCATGAATCCAAGGGGCCTTCCTTGGCAATGGACTCAGCGTCCAGCCACAGAAGCAACCCGGATACAGCCCGGGGGTTTCTCCTGATGGAAGCAGCGGTGGAGAGCATCAGGCCCTCCAGCGGCTAACAACAGAGGAGTTCGAGAGCCAGACCTGCCCGCCGTCTGGCTGGAGGACGATGTCCCCGCCGGTTTGCGAGCGAACCCGGTTGGCCGCCGTCGAGGATGCGGACTCGTGGGCCAGAGTGATCGTGCCGCCGCCGGTGGCGTTCTCGTTGACGATCAACACTGGCGCCGTAGCCACGATGCCAGTGATCGTGATGTTGCCAGAGCTGGTCACTCGGACAATGTCGTAGCCCGTGACATCCAGGTTGTTGCTGGAAGTGATGGTCGTGGCAAGGACACGAGGCAGGATCGGATCGCTGCCGTTGAGCTGGTGATTGGTGGCGTGCGAGGTTGGGGCCCGTGCGTTGGTCAGCCGCGAGTCGCCCGTGACGATGGCGTCGGTGATCCCGTATCCGGTCACGGTGGTCGGGGTGCCGGTGATCGTCCCCCAGGCCTGGTTGTGGGAGGCCGGGGTGAACGTGGAGGGGACGCCGGACAGGCTGCCATAGGCCACCGCAGGACTGGTGCCAGCGGTGACGCGACCGTAGACATCTACCGTCACTGAGGTGTAGACGCCCGCCGTCACGCCGCTGGTTGGGAGCTGAGCCACCGGGAGGGTGCCGGTGGTGAGCTGCGAGGCGTTCGTCATCAGCGACAACAAGGCACTGACCGCGCAACTGAACGTCGCTGAGCCAGCGGCGTTGTCGAACACGATCACGGAGCCCGATGTGGGAGTTCCCGCTGTAAACGCTGAGATTGTAGAGTCTGGCATGGCTTACTTCTTGCCGATGATGTAGGTGCCGTCTTGGGCAATAAGCCTGTTCGCATTCTGCCCGGTGACGTTGAACGGGGATGTTGGTGTGGTCGGCACACCGGCAGGGGTCATGGTTCCCTTGCTCATGCTTTCACCACAGCCTGAGCAGTGCAGGTGCCAGCGTTGATGACGGCGCAGACCTGAACGGCCCCGTAGGCCGCGTCCGGGATTGCGTAGGCCTTGCCCGTAACGACAGGCGTTGTCAGAGCGTTCCCAGAAGCATCGCACAGGGGCACCGGGGTGCCTCCGTCGTCAGAGCAGACGTGCCAAGTGATCGTCGTCCCGGTGACCAGCGAATTGATGAACAGGAGCCCACCGGCAGACGCTCGGTACGGAATGCGGTAGGCCGTGGCCGCGGTCGTTCCTACAGTCCCGGCCGGAATCTGGGAGAACGATCGCAAAATCATGCATGCCATGGGTTGGCCTCTCGTGTGGTTCTTTCTCCCTATTTATGTCGCCATGACGCCAGATTGACGCACTACCTCTTCTTCTTCCAGGAAGGGGTGTGCTTTTCGACCACGAGGGCCCTGGCGTCGGATTTCTTCAAGTCCGGGTTCTTGGCCATCGCGGCTTTCGTGAGTCGCGCGATTGCCCGATTGCTGAGGGCTTTGGGCTCGGGCTTCGGTCGCTCGCTGCCCTCGTGATTGACTATGCCTTGCACCGTTAGGTTTCTGGCCTTAGCAACTTTCAATACGTCGCTCGTGTCGCTGACCCAGGCCATCGGGTCCATGTGACCCCGCTTGTCTGCTATTCCTGAGATGTACTGCTTGCCAGAGACGCTGATCCCGACAGCCTGGGCCTCGCGGACGATCTTGTTCGCTTGGTGGACCGGCATGTCGTTGAGCCAGCTTCCGTCCAGCCTCCCTTCCTGGAACGCGCGGTCCGTTCCCTTGGTGCCAGGGGGCTGCTGGAGAGCGCACATGATGGCAAACGCCTCCGTCTGGCCATCGAGGATCATGCGTCGATAGTGCAGCTTGACGTGCATCGGCGCGCGGGCAAGCTCGTGCGGGAATATCACGGGTTGAGCTCCGGTGGAATCTGAGGAGAAGGGGGGCCCCCGCCGCCGCCGTCACCGGGCGGAGGTGGACCGCTCGGGCCAGACGGAGGCAAGCCCGGGTCCCCGGGAGGCAGCGGCGGGGGAGGAGGTGGAGGTTCCGGCAAGAGGTAGGGCGTCGGGTCAATGTCGAGGCTCTTTGCCCAATCGGATATCAGGGCGTTCCACACCGTCACCATGCCGGTGGAGGCGAGCTGCTGTGCGATCGGGCCGATGGTCTGCATGGCCATCTGCATCTGCTCGACCTTCCCGGCCTTGTTGGGCTTGCGGGCGGAGCCTGCTTCGATGCGGTACTGGAACTCTCGGGCGATGGCGTTGATGCCGATCGGGATGATCCTCTTGTCCCAGGCCTCGGCGCCGAGAGGGCCAATGATTGGGGCCACGTCCTTGCCTTCGAGGAGCCAGCGTGCCGCCAGTGCCTCTCGCCTTGCCAACATGCTCATGGCGTCTTCTAAGACGTTTGCCATGTCGTCAGGACGGACGCTGATCTGCTCTGACTTGACCTGGGCTTCAGCAGCACTTCTAAACTGATTTCTGGTCATACCGTAAACTAATTCGGTAAGACCGACCCGTTTGTCAAACAACTCCATAAGAGCTGTGAGAATCTCCCAGATGTCGCGGTTCACCGACGGCATCGTCAGCACCGAGACAATCTCGTTGATGTTCCGCCCCATGGTCTCCGAGAGCTCCACCAGCGTGAAGCCGCCCTGCTCGTGCTTGAGAATCTGGTCCTTGAAATCCTGCTCGGCCGCCTTGTTGACGGCGATGACCGTCTTGCACGACACCATGATCCTGGAGATCAAGAACGAGATGATCCAGTTGATGCACTTCAGTTCTGGAATGCCCGGCTTGATGTGGCTGATTGGCCAGGAGTATCCGGTCTTGCGGTGGAACTGGAGCGCAACAAACGGCCACCCGTTGTTCTCGGTGTAGAAGGGGATCGGCCACCGGGTTCGACCGAACAGCGTTTCCGGCATTCCGGTCTCGGGATCGATCTGCTCAAGAGCCACTGCCTTTGGCGCATTCAACGGAAAATCCACGCCTTCCGCGACCACGATGTAGCAGTTGTCACCCAAGGAATCGAATCGATCTCGGAACTCCTTTGGGGACCCCTTGAGGGTGTGGCCGAAGCCGGTCTTGGACCAGATTTTCCAGTAAACCACCAGGTCATTCGTCTGGCCGTTCTTCTTCTTGTTTCGATAGCCACGACCACCGATTGCGACCTCGGATTCGTAGCTCTCGATGTGGCCCTTGAGGGCTTCGTCGTCGAGCTGATACTTCTTCTTCAGGTATCCAATTGGGTGAACGCACCGTCTTGCGCACCAGAGGATATCTTCTTGCTCGTCAGCGTCAGGGTCCCACTGGATGTTGTCACTGGAGTCGAAGAAGCTGCCGATCACGCTGTAAGGCTCACCCTCGTCGCCTTCGAGATCGATGGATTCCGTCCACCACAAGCCGAGTCCGGTGACGATCGCCTCATCGACACATTTCCTGGACTGCTCTTTGAGGTTGAGCTCGACGGGCGTGTAGTTCAGGTAGGCCTCCATCAGGCTTGCGACCGTTTTTCGGCTGTCCTCTTCCGCGGCTATGGCGTTGGACGCCGCGATGAACTTCTGCATCGGGTCTTCGACCGGCATCCCCGTGTTCGGGTCGATCTGCGGCATCCCCGTCATGGGGTCAACCGGCGGCGGCGCCGATGGGTCAATGCCGAGCGTGAGCGGGGAGACCACCGGGAACTTCCGGGGAGTCACCGTGCGAACTGGGTTGCGGTGGTAGATCACGCTCGCAAAGAGCTTGACTGCCTCAAACACCTTGTTCACCACGACCTTGAACGCTGGCGTGACGTTCTTGGCGATTGGCGATACGGCGAGCTTGTCCGAATCAGCCCAGAACCAGTCGCCCTGCCCGTCGAAGAAGTTGCGTGCTTCGTGGGCATCGTCGGTGAATATCTGCTTGTGCTCTTGCGACTTCTTGATCTTTCCCAGCCACGATGTAGCGATGGCGCGAAGGGCATCCTCCATGTCTTTCGCAGACGCCTCTCCCTCCATGCCTTCGGCAGGGTTGTCGCTTTGGAGTCGGAGGTCTTCTTCGAGGCTCATGTGTTCCCCTGCCGACCGGCGGCCGGTGTTTTCCTATGGATGCAATCACAAGTATCCACCGGCCGCCGGGAGCTTACGCCTTCTGCTTCGCCGCCCTGACCTTCAGCTCTGTCAGGAGCTGCCGCACGTCGTGCAGCGCCTTCTGGTTGGGGTGAAGCTCCCAAGCTCCCCACCTCATCCAGTTCCCTGCCAGCTCGCTTTCTCGCCAGAACGGGTCATCAACATGGCGAACGCTCGTCTTCTCGATGAACCCAAACGTCGGTGACCAGATCAGCACCGTCAGCGTGCTGGACCCTGGCGCCTGAGAAACCCATCCGTTTGCTGCTTGAAGCGGGTTCCTGTCAGCCGGGTTGACGTGGAACAGAATCTGGTCGCCCGGAATCACTTCGGGCATCTTAAAGGGCTGTGCTTCTTCGTTGGCCTGCGACTCTGACATTGGAGCCTCCTGTGTGAAATTGCCTCCGCGGGCAGACAAGACATCACAGAAACTGAGATCGTGCAACCGTCATTCACGCCACCCAGGACTTGGTATATGAATTAGGAGTAAGGTACACGGACTCGTTCACGTTCTTAGCTTCGTCTCTTTGCTTCTTCCATGCGTATCCCCACCATTCGTCTTTCTGGACGACCGGGACGTGGTATCGCGGTTCGTAAGCGCAGAGGTAGCGAAGACAGTCCACGAGGTGGAAGTCTCCTCGCTTGTTTGGCTCGTCCTTCACGACAGTTTGAGTGCCGACGTGCTCGACCTTTTTCTTGTACCTCTTCATCTCGTTTTCGAGATTTGGCATAGCGCCGCGCAGGACCCTGAGCCTGGGAGTCCCGTCTGGTCGAATGTGGAGAGCGGTGCGAACCGAATGCAGTCCGGCCTGAATGTTGTCCACGCCGGGGATGAAGCTGGAGCCCGTGGCCTGGGAGCGAACGCCAAGGCTGGCAAGCTGCTCGGTGTACTGGTCCTGCGGGCTTCGGCCAGACCCGATGTCCGTGAGCCGACCTCCGTGCGAATCGATGAGGAAGGCGTAGAACTGCGTGCCTTGGGTCTTCTTCAGCATTTCCTGAGCGAAGATCACCGCATCGCAATTGCGGATGTAGAGCTCGTCATAGAGCAGGATCATCGTTCCTTCAGGCGGCACTGCGGCGAACGTGACCGCGGTGACCGAGTGCCCCGGATCGATCGAGGCGTACCGGCACCACTCCGCCGGAACCTGGCCTCCCGGAAGGGAGGACTGATCGTAACCGTGGATCGACATGCTGAAGTTCGGGTAGACCTTGATCGAGTCGATGTTGAACTCGCCCTCGGATCGTTGACGGAGCACGTTCTCACCGGCTGCCGACCAACGCTCCAGCATCTTCCTCTTCTCGTCCTCGGAGATGTGCGGGTTGTCCATGAAGCGAAGGATGTATCGCTTGATGTCTTTGTTGCCCGTCTCCATCGCCTTCTCAGCCCGCTCGTTGAGGCTCATCAGCGCGTCATTCTTCGAGTGCGGCATGGCGGACCACGCGAAGTTCCCCGCGAGGTCAGGGAGGCGGGCCTGCATCTCAAGGACCCAGTCCTCGTTCTCGATGTCCTCATCGATGTGGACTCGATTCGCCTTGAAGCCCTGCTGCGGCTTGGCTTCGCTGGAGAAGAAGTGAATCGTCCAGCCGTTGACCAGCTCGCAGACGTTGAGATAGTTGGCGGACTTCAGGAGCCACGACATGCTCTTGATGAGTCGCGGCGGAATCAGGGGCGGGGCTGGCTTCGTTTCCTTCTCCCGACCGGCATCGGCCACGGGGTCAAACGCCCGCCAGTGTCCGGTCGCCTTGTCCCGGATCATCTTGAATGCGCCTGCCTTGAAGAGCATCGGGACGACTGTCAGGCCGATGTGCTTCCATCCGGCGCCGATGATGACGAGGACCCCGTTTTCCGTGGGGTACTTTCCAGGGACGGGGTGGGTTCCTGTTACAGCCCATGCGTCCTCGATAAACGTGCAGAGGGACTTGCCAGATCGATTGCCGCCGACCACGAGGATTTCACTCGCCGGGTCCTGGTGATACTCCCACTGCAACGCCGATGGACGGTACATCTTGAGGGCTTCCGCCCGCCGAGAGGAAAGCTCGCTCTGCAAGCTCCTGAGTTCGTCTATCTGAAAGGTTGATAGGGAACTGACCAAAGGGAGCGGCTGAGGACCCGGCTGGGGCTGGGGCTGGGATTTGGGAGACAACATCGTGGACCCTCTTGGCGTTGGTGAGGTGCAGGATGCTCTCGATTCGCTTGTCGATTTCCGACTGCAACTCCTCTTCGGAGTAGAGGTCGATCGGCTTGCGGGCACCCCCCTGTTCGGTGTTTTTGATGGTGACCCTGGAGATCATCTCCAGCACACCAGACCTGATCCGTGACCCTGGCTTGGCGTCCCAGAACTGCTTCATGAGGAGCGCGGAGAACCCGTTCACTCCCCCGAAGTTGTTCATGATCGCTTCGGTGAGCTCAGCGGTGTGCGGGATGTTCGTGCCGCCAGAAATCTGCCTGCTCACGAACGACTCGACCGCATTGCTCTCGATCTTCTCCAGGTCCGACTGCCGCTTCCTTTTCTTCTGGCACTTCCGGCACACGCGACGGAACTTGTGCGTGCAACCCGGCGCACGGGCGAAGTGCTTTTTGGTCAGCGGGTACGGGAGCTCGCACGCCTCGCATTGCTGCATCAAGATGTCATCGCTATCGTCTTCGCTCACGGATTCACCTGTCGAGCTGCATGACCGAAGCGATCATGGGCCGCATGAGCTGGCCCTCGTCGCCTTGATTCAGCGCTCTTTGAAGGGTTCGCTCTCGCCAGTTTCCGTACTGGTCGAGAATCTGGCTGGCCATGGAAGGCCCGAGCAGGGAATGGTTGAGAGATTCCAGCATGTCCTGATCCAGCGGGATCGGGGACGTGGAAGTTCCCTGAGCAAGCTCGTTGAAATCGTCTGTCATGGACGCATCGGCAGCCGCCAGGTCAATGGGGCGTCCGCCCTGCCGCTCTCGGAGCAAGGCTCGAATGGTGTTGCTCATGGTGCCACCAGAATGGTTTTCGGGACCTCGCACTCATCCCCCTCGCACTCCCCGGACATCTTGGCCTCGTCGGCCGGGGTCGGTTCGCCCGGGGTCATCGAAGCGGCAGCCACTGCCACGGCGGCAGCAGCGCGGGGGCGAGCGGCTTCGATTGCGTCCGGCTCAGCAGCCATGGAGGCCAAGGCAGCCAGGAGGTAGTTCCAGATGGTCATTTGTCATCCTCTTTGCTGGCCCTCAGGTCATCTTTCCACAGCTCGAAACCCTGCTCGCACAGGGGAGGCGGGCCGCCTTCCTCGCTGGGGATATCGCCGCGGCACTGCGGGCAATCTTTCCTGTGACGGTCAAACAGCGGAGTCAGGATTGGCCTGGGGCGATCGGGGCGATGGGCGGGCGATGGCTTGGGTGCTGGCTTGGGGGCGGGCGGCGGGCGGAGCTGGCACCCAATAAGTGCAAGCCCAGAGAAGGCGGCGGCGAGGATGCAGTTTCGCATGCTCATCGATCGGCTATCCGAAAGACGGACACCGCGATAGCAGTGCCGACCACAGAGCCAAGGAGGGCACCAACGAAAGCCAGCCCGCCGACAAGCAAGAACATCTCGAACATCACCAACCTCCCTCGTGATTGAGAATGCGGTTGCCCTGCTCGTCATACTTCACGATCGAGCCGATGGCATCCTGGGACGGATCGTGCTCTTCACTGAGCGGCGCCTTCTCGGCTGCCAGCGCAAACCACAGCCCGAACTTGGCAATCCTCGACAAAAACTTGAGGACCGGCCGGGGCTTGTCGTGAGGAATGAACGGCGAATGATCCGAGTGCGTGGCCCACCAGCCGAACGTGGCAGCGAGGATGGCGGCAGCGACAAAGATGCGAGTGGTCTTGTCCATGTCTTCCTCAGAACGCAAGCGACAGTGACGCGGGATCGGCCTGCATCATCCAGTCGAAGTGATTCAGGTCTCGGTACTTAAACCCATCGACTCCGCCTATGGCGAAGCTGTCGCCCTGGCTGATGATGGCGATGGCATCTTCTTTGCTGATCCAGAAAGAACCGTCTGGTTGGTCAGATGGCCACTTAGGACCTGTTACCCAGGTGCTCCCCCAAGAGTTCATAATGAGTATGCCGTCCCTCTTGCCGTCGTTCTTGGCATACCTCACAGAAATAGCGACCATACAATGAGACCAGTTTCCTCCCCTAGGAAGGAATCCGTCTTGATCTCTTACCTTGGTCTTGGCAAATCCAATGTTGGAGCACACGGGCACTGGGTACCCGGACTCCAGCGCGGCACACAGGCCCTCCCACGTCTCGATCAAGGCCACCTTCTGTGCCTTGTGGAGGTTGGCCTCTTTGGCAAGCTCCGCCGGAACCCCGTTGCGGCCCCAGTCCCTGGAGAGCGGGATAGAGTAGGTGGTGAGGTCAACTTTGCCGTACTTCTGGCGATAGAGGATGCCCCCTTGCCCGTTCTTCAGGCCTGACACCCACCTTGCAGCCGCTGCGCCGTAGCTCCCGTCGCCTCCCGAGTTCACGGATATTGGAGGAAGCCTGGCGGCTGTTCTTGATCCACCGTAAATTGGCTCAGTTGCCACCATAGGAGGCGGTCGTGCCAATCGTCCTTGTGTCCAGTCTACGCACTGACCCACATAAGACCCCATGGCCCAGCCCATACTGACGCACGTTCCCGCGTCACCCTGGTTCAGCGGGCCAAAGGGTTTCGAGTAGACCGCCTGGTGAGCCTTGATCGCGGCTCGGTACGGGAAGGTATCCACTCCCCGGGCCTTCTGGATCACCTCCTCTCCAGCTTCCCGAAAGGTCGGCTTGTCCAGCTCACCCAAGAACTGACGCACGCCGTCGGGATCGGGCGTGTAGCCGTAGTTTGAAGTGCTGGTGCGCAGACGGATGCTCACGTCCTCCATAGCCCTGGTCAGGCTCCAGCCGAGGAGTGAGATGGCGATGCCAGCAAAAATCCACTTCCAGTGAAGGGGATTGCTCTGGGGGTCGTTACTTGGCGGCACGAGCGCTCTCCTTGGCGACATCGCGGAGGGCGGAGACCCAGGCATCTCGATTCACGAGGGGCCCCGGATCGACCCCCAGCTTGGCAGTCAGGTAGTCCCCGACGATTTTCTTGACGTGCGGCTGACGAGTCCCGATCGACTCGCCGTTCATCATGGCAATGCGAACGCGGCTTCGGAGCTCCTCGACCTGAAGCCCGGTGGTGTACCAGGGGCTTGGCCGCTTGCCGTCGTCCGACAGCTCGTGGGCAATCTCGTCTACCATCACGGAGAAGTCGGCTGCATCCTTGGCCGCAGTCGGACCGATGAACTGTCCCCTGAGGGTCAGGCCAGTGACTGCGTCCGGCACCACCTCCGGCTTCGGCGCCGAGTTCTTGCCGATGTTCCACGCCGCGAAGGCGAGGACTGCCGCCACAAGGTAGGGTTTGAGGTCCTGATTCACTTTTCCTCCAGTGCCGCCTGGATGAGGTCGAACGCTGCCTTGAGCTCCGGCGTCAGCTTCTCGTCGGCAGCGAGCCGCTTGCGGAGAGATTGCAGCGTGCTGGTGGATGGCGCGGCTGGCAACGGCGGCCCGATGGGTTCCTGGCGCGACGGGACTGGTGCCGAGGCAGCCGTGGATGCGAACTGCTGCGGCTTGCCGGGTTCGTTGACTGCCGAGAGGATTTTCCACGCGACGTAGAGGCCCACGCACACAACAATGGTCTCGGTCACGTTGAGGCCCTCACGTCGGGAAGCGATCTGTCCAGAACGCCGGACAGGATGGCGATGATGAGCGATCGCGCGACAGGCTTGACGAATGGCCAGACCGTCCACCTGGCAAGAACCGGGACGCACTGGTCGGCCACGGCATCAAAGAGCATGCCGATGGCGATTTCCACGTCCTTTTTCTTGACCTTGCCTGGGACATTGAGGTCGTCCAAGCCAAGCGCCACCGTCTTCAGAAGTGCAAATGCCAGGCTTCCAAAGTCAGCGAAGGAGAGGCCATCCTTGGCCTTCTCCCTCGCCTCATCGATGAACGTCTGGACCCGTTGCTCAAGCGTGAGAACCGGGCTGTCGCCCATCGGCTGTCTCCTCGTGTCGCTTCAGTGGGGGCGGCCGGACTCGAACCGGCGGCCTCCTGGTTATGAGCCAGGTGAGCTACCAACTGCTCCACGCCCCGCCAGAATCAGGTTGCCGTCGGGATGTGTGCGCTGTTGGCCGTTCCGCCGACGATGATCCTCACCAGGCTGTTCGCTGCGGTGGCGATGGTCTCGCCCAAGCCGATGCCAGCGATGGCGGCCCCGGACGTGCCGACTGCCATCTTCGTCCCGACGCTGGGAGTGGCCGCGGTGGACACCGAAGTCGGGCCCTGGATGACACCCCAGAAAACATCCTTGATCGCAACGCTCCCGGACGTGCCGTCGGGAAGCGTAGACGGAAGGTACTCGTCCACCACAGCCACCTGGAAGTCGGTGGTCACGGCGAGCGAGAGGGCGTCAGTGGTGCGGAACTTCACCAACTGGCCCTTGGTGAGCGCGGCGCCCGTGTTGTTCCGCAGTGCGATGCAGCGGACGTACCGCGTCGGGAAGTTGACGATCCCGACCGGATAGGTGGCAGGGTTCTGGTCCAGGAAGACCTTCTCGAACCCGGCCGTTCCCACTCCGAAGGTCGCGTCGGAGAGGTTGACGATTCCGCCGCCAAGGGTCTGGCCTCGCCCGAACTGTGGGTCTGCTGTGGTCGTGGGCATTGCTGTTGTCTACCTCGAAGGAATGGATGTGTGGTGAAAACTCTCGGTGGAACCTTGGCTCAGGCAATGGCCTTGAGACAGAAGAAGTTCCTGGGGGATCGAAACCGGAGGTTGGCCAGGGTGCTCACGACGTACTTGTAGCTCTGGTTGCCCACGTCGTAGACCGGCCCCTCGACCACGAAGAGCGTGTCTTCCATGCACCGGAGTTCGAGGTTGTCGATCGAGAGCCCGTATCCGCACCCGACCGGCACGCCGTATTCGGTGGAAACATCCACGCCGTCCTGCTGGAAGACATCCTTGAAGCCATAGCTTCGAAGTCCCTCGTTGTTGTTGGCGAGGATTCTTTCCTTGGAGTCGAGCTTGGTCTTGTAGTCGATGAACATCCGGCGATCCACCAACACCACGTCGATCTGGCTTTCCTTGGTGTCGTTGCGCTGAGCCTGGTTGATGCCCTCGCGGACCGCGAGCGAGCAGTTGTCGAACCAGGTGTAGGAGCTGCCACCGTTCTTGAAGGCGCTGGACGTGTAGTTGATGATGATCGGGGAGTAGAAGTCATACTCCGGGTCGGCCGTACCGTTCGGCCAAGGCACGCCGGGCTGCTGCGAGCCAGCGATGGCCCCGAGTCCCGTGTTGACGGTGGCGTAGGTGTCGACCGGCCAGCCGTACATGTCAGCCTGATTCGCCGTGGACCGCTTGCTGCCGTCGGTGATGTTCACCGTGCCGCTATACCCGAGAAACGACTCCATTCCGTGGAACCGCGTCTCGTTACCAACGGCATCGCCGTCGGTGTATATCTCCTTCGAGAGATACTGCTTGAGGCTCGTGGTGAGCCGGTTCTGCATCTTCGAGGCGACCTGCACGAGGGCCGAAGCACCCGTGTTTTCCTTGAGCTCCTTGCGGTAAATCATGTCCGTGGTTTGGTATCCACGGTACGGGAGCTGCGCGTCCACCCAGAGGTTCTGGCGAGCGAAGATGCGGGGCGTTTCGCCGTTGTTGCCGGTCACAGGCTGGTTGCGGTACTGCACCTGCCAGTCGATCCCGCGCCCGCCCTGATTCATCAGGACGTTGCCGGACCCTTCCAGCAGCGCGAAGATTTTGAACGACCGAAGCATCGCCAGCTCCTCCTGACGGAGGTAGTTGACGGTCGTCGTTCCAATTGTCCGTGCCCAGTCTGTGCTCGAAGGCATGCTTCAACCTTTCAAAGGAGTCCGCGCTTCGCTGCCGTGTCGAGGAGCATTTGCTCGTAGCTCGCTGGCCTTGAAGCGCGTGGGTCGTTGTTGGTGGTTCCCGCCGATCGATTCGGAGACCTGGATGCTTCTCGGCGGAGGAAGTCCATGTTGGCTTGTGCTCGGGCTGCTCTTGCTGCGTCCTGGCTCGACGTGTCTTGCTGGGGCGGAGCAGGGGGAGCAGGGGGGGCGAACTGTTGGGCTTGCTGTGGCTGCCGAAAGAACTCGGGTTGCTGGTCAACTTCCATTCTTGCCGCGTAGTCGCGGAGCAGAAGGTCGTGTTCCACCTTGTCTCTTGCGTACTGCCATCTCTTCTCTGGGCTTGTGATCCCCATGGATCGCCCTTGCTCGACGTATTTATGTACGGCAATAGCTTCCGTTGTCACACTTCCGTCTTCGTTGAAGAGCCAGTCCTTGTTTTCGTCGCGGATTTGGTCCACGAACGACTCGTTGTCGCGCTGCGTCATCGTCTGCTGGACGATCTCTTGGGCGATCTGCTTGGCTCGCCCTTCGACCATGGGACCCAGGGCTGCCTCCGGGTCTTCGAGGAACTTCCTGGCGAAGTCCTGCTTGAATGCCATCTGCTCTTCGAGCGACTGCCGGGCGTCGATCGGGGCGTCCGGGGAGATGACCTCGCGTCCCGTCTCGGGATCGCGGACGAGGAACCGCTTGTGCGAGTCGCGGACCTGCGGGGGATTCCACCAGGGCTTCTTCTCCTCGGCGGGCTTGGCCCCGGGGTGCTGCGCGGCGGCGGGCGGCGCCATGCGTGCCTTCTGCCACTCATCGAACTGCGGTTTGTCGGCCAGGTACTTCTGGATGTTCGGGTAGAGCTGCTGGAACTGCGTGAGCTGCTGCGATGCGGCACGCTCCCTGACCGTCGTCTGGTAGAGGGAGTGAGCGATCTGCTGCTCCGAGAGGTCCCTGAACTGAGGCAGTTGCCGGAAGTTGTTCATCACCTCCCAGTTCGACCGCGCAACTTGGGCGGCGGCTTGCGGCGACTGGCCCGGGGCGGCTTGCTGCGGAGCCCGCTGCTGAGGGGCAGAAGACTGGGGCGTTGCACCTGAATCAGATGACCCGGAGTCCTGCGATCCCGAGACATCGACATCCTGATCCACAACGTCTGCCGAACCGTCAGTGGGCATTGCCATGAAAAGTTCTCCTTGGGTTGACGAAGATCACAACCTATGGAAGACGATCACGCAATGGTAATTCACATGGGGCCAAAGCCAGACCACTCCCTAAGCAAGGGATGGAGGTCGCTTGTCGGGGTCTTTTTGGCTGGCGGCATGGTGTTCGCTTTGTAGTTGCGGCGCTGACGCAGTCTGTCGTTCGTTTCTTTCATGTTTGCGTCATACCCATTCATCTGTTCTTTGAACTGGTCGTCGGGTAGATAGCTTCCTTCAAGGTCAGGCCTGTTCTCTATTCCTGATTTCATCATCTGCCCAGCCGAAGGGATCGCTGGCGACAACGCTGCGCTCGCCCCGAACGTCAGAGGCAGCGACGTGACTCCTTCCTCGACAATTTCCTTGCCAACTCCCCCGCCAAGTGGAGCGGTCAGGAGGGTGAGCGGGTCGAAGGGGGCGTCCGAGAGGGCCGAGGCCGTGTTTGATCCCACCCAACTCGGGACCTGACCTGTCTTCGCGCGGTGGTAGTCGTCAAACCCCATGCCCTGCTGCGAGTCCGAGGCGTCTGCGAGCGCCCCGCCGACAGCCCTGTGCCGCTCGTCCGCGGTCGCAGCGGGCTCGGTGAGCACCGGGGAGATAGCCCGGGACCACTGGTTGTTGAGCTGGCCCGCCGAAGCTCCCATCTGATCGGCCAGTTCCGATGGCTTGAGCAGGCTCGCCCCGAGGTTGCGGGCGAAGTCATACCCCGTAGCGGCCAGATGCCCCAGGGCGTTGCTGTTCCTGGAGTTGGTGACCCACTCCGGCTCAGCCGCCGTCGGGTCCTTCATGGTCATGGAGTGCATGAAATGCGACAGCGGGGACGACGCCGCCCCCACCATCCCGGCGGCGAACTCCGGGTTGTAGAGGGCATCGAACTCCGCCTGCGGCGTCGAGTGGTGTTTGAAGTTCGCAGTCGCCCAGACCCCGTTGTCGCCGGGGCTGTAGGCGTGCGTGGCGTTCTCGCCGCGGTTGTAGTAGTGCAGGGCGTCTTCGATCGGCCGCCGCGCGGCACCCATCCCTGGGTTGGGAGCGAAGTACTGCATCACCGACTTGAGCTCGGCGTCCTTCTCGGCGGCCGAGTCAAGGCTCCGGTCGCGGTTGGCCAACGCTTCGAGGTATTCGCGGTCGCGCATCCAGGCGTGATTCTGCTGATCGCCCGGGGAGAGCTTGAACTTCTCCGGCTCGCCCTGCTCGGCACGGTCTTCGGGAGTCCAGCCGGGGCCCGCTTCGCCCCGCCGCATCTGCTCACGCCACTGCGGAATCTTCTTCTTGGGGGTGTTGAAGAGCCAGTTCACGTCGTGCGGCTGCTCGGCACGCGGATCACCGGCGCGAGCCAGCTTGATCCAGTCCTCTTGACGCAAGAACGGGCTGTTAGCTGGGAACGGACCCTGGGACTTCCCGTGATAGATGTGGTCTGCCACTTGATTGAGATGCTCAGGGCTCATGCCCAAGCCAGCTCGCTTCGCTAGGCGACCAACAACGTCACGCAGTTCCGGGAGCCCCTTCGGTTCAGACGGCGGGGGCATCAGGCGACTCCTGGTTCGAGGCAATGTGGGGGCCCAAGCTGAGCAGCAAGTCGCGGTCTTTTTTCAGCAGGCCCCTTTGAATCTGGTCCCAGTAGAACTGGAGCTGGTTCCAGCCTGAGGCAGGCTGACCGGCCCGGGGGCCGTACTTCATGATCGGATCGTCCGGGAACGGAGTAAGGGCACCCGGGAAGAAGTTCTTCAGGTCGAGATTTGGGGTTCTCTGCACCGGCCGCATCGGGTTCTCAAGCATTCGGTCGAACATGTGGCCCCACTCATCCGGCTCGATCGGGATTTCCCCGGTGAGGCCGTAGTTGAGCGCCCGAGTCAGGCCCATGTCAGCGGTGATCTCGTTGATGTCGTTCTTGTGGCCAAGCTGGCCATACATCTGCATCCGCTGACCGGCCAGTGGATTCTCGCCGGACTGCTTCCAGGCACGATCGATGCTCTTTTCGATCGTGCCCCGCCGACCGTCCGAGGTAAAGGCCATAGGGTCCCCGTTGTAGAGCTTCGAGTTCAGCCGCGTTCCTGAGAAGAACTTCGACGGAAAGTTCCCGGAGTGAAATGCCTCGTGGCCCAAGACTCCCATGAGCGGGAACCCAGGCTCTTGCATGTGCATGCCCTGGGGGTTGGCCTCGATGAGGTTCAGCCACGGCATGAATCCGCCGTTGTGGGTCGTGTCTCCGATCACCGTGTAGAGCGGTTCCTGGAAGTGCATGTCCCGTTCATGGGGAGACATCCCGTCCGAGACCATCGGGTGGGAACCCGCGTCGAGAAGCGACTGCCTGATCGGGTCCCACTCGTCGCCGTACTGGTCATAGGCGAAGTCATCGAAAGTGGTGCGGGCGATCTTCGCGGCACCCGGGTCACCTGTTCCGCCGTCCTCTTGGATCGATGAATAGTCTTCGAGTGGATAGAAACCATTCCCATCTGGCTGCCGGTGCTGTTTGGCATACTCGTAGGCATTGCCGAGCTGAAACCTGCCACTCTGCATCGACATGCGGGCGGAAGGCTGCGGAGGGAGCGGAGCGGTTGGAGCACGCACCGGCCGGGACAGCTTCCGGGCAACCTGATTCGGGAACGCCATGAGGTGATCTCCTGTTCCCGTATTTATGTCGCCACGAAGCATCGGTGTCGCAGGGGCCAATGCTTGCTGAAGGCTGGGTTCTGGGAGTTTCGCCGTGCTGGTGAACACCTGTCCACGCCCCTGTTGAAAACGGGAAAAAAATGAGGAGGTGAACGTGACTAGGGACCAGCATCGCCCGGGGGGGCGCGGGTGGGCCCCCTGATCCGCGGGATCGATCGCCCGAAGGTCTTGCTACGCAAGGACTTAGGTCTGCCATCATACGTTGACGGACCGGGCCAGACATGGAAAAACACCCTGTTTTGACGACCTTCACCCCCCCCGATCGATCGATCGTGGCACCCTGGGCGGGGGCGCGCAGAACTGCGGGCGGATGCGTGCGGTGCTCCGCGTGCGTGTGCGTGATCGCGTCGTGTGATCGCGTGCGCCCAGGCCACTTCGTGGAAGGCCACGGGGTTTCAGTGTCGGTTCGCTTCACCACCCCACGGAGTCAGTGCCATGTGTGCTCGTCGTCGCCTTCAGGCTTTCCTTGCCAGCAACCACCCGGACGCAGTTCTCCGCCTGCGGAAGCACCGGAGGTTTGCAGGCTACATGGCCACGCTGGAGATCCCGACCCCGGAGGGGTCACTGCTCGTGGAGTCTGGCTGTTCGACCAAGCCTTCGGATTGCTACCGGGACATCCTGACCTCCCTTCGGGAGGATGAGGCCATGTTCGGGGGGTTCGAGCGTGAGGAGGCTCGTTTCCAGTCCTACCTCGAAGAGGTAGCTCAGCAGGAAGTCGCCTGATCGATCGGTCGCCCGGAGGGGTCGCGTGTGTGCGGCCCCTTCGGGGTAGGCCACGGGTTTTCAGTGTCGCCGTCGGTTGTTGCCGATGGTCGTTCGGTTCGGTTCTCTCACGCAAAGGTTTCTCACATGGCTGCTACTCTCGACATGGTCAAGCTGATGGGTCTCCCGGTCGCTGCTCTGGAGGGCATGAAGACCGTCTTCGACGGTGACAACCTCAAGCTGATCGAGGCCGCTCTGGCGGTCCACACGGCGAAGCCGGGCAAGGCCAAGAAGGCCGCTCCTCCGAAGGAGGAGGAGGAGGCCACGTTCATCCCGGAGAAGGCTCCCAAGGCCAAGGCCGCTCCGGCCAAGCCTGTCGCTCCCCCCGCTCCGCCGAAGGTCTACGTCCAGAGGGTCGAGGTCTACAGGGGCCGGGCCCGCATCAAGGGTGGCATCTGCAAGGAGCAGATTCGCAACGTGATCGCCCAACTCCAAGCCTTGGAGTCTCACCCGTCGATCCTGACCTACGCTGAGTGTCAGGTCCAGTTCCCTTGGGACAAGGCTGCGAACCAGCCCGCCTGACCCCTTCGGGGATCGCAGTCTCTGACCCCCCAGTCACTGGAGAAATCCGGTGGCTGGGGGGTTTTTTTGTTGACCTACCCCCCTAACAGAAGGTGAAGAAATGGCCCATACACCTGGACCGTGGACTGTCAGCGGCAACGAAATCAATGTCAAAGACAAGGATGGTGACTTCGTTGCCACCACTCTGAAGTATGACGAGGCCGTTGGCACTCAACAGGACTACGACAACGCCAAGCTCATCGCAGCAGCACCAGACCTGCTGGCTGCCCTCGAATCCATGATCCAGCTTGTGGAACAGGACTATTCGGGATTCGACGCCATCGATCAATGGCAGAAGGCTGTCGGTGCCGTGAATAAAGCAAAGAATCTGTGATCGTCTATTGCCCTATCCCACCCTTTTTCGGAGTCAGTCTCATGATTTCACCGCGTGTCGATGCCTTGCAGAGCCTTCGGGAGTATGCACAGGAGACCTACCCCGAAGGGGGCTACTCGATCGAGACTCAAGTCGTCAGGCCGGGACAGTACTGCGTGGCCTTCTGGGTCTTTGGAGAGGCCGACCACGGCGAGGATGACAAGGTCCACTACTCCCCGGTCTGCAAGACCATCCTGGAGGCTGCTGAAAGCATTCGGGAGGAGCTTTGCTGCGTGTGATCGATCCCCCGTGTGCCCGCTGCCCCTTCGGGGTGGGCCACGGGGTTTTGGCGGCGACGACGGTGGTTCCCCATCAACCCAAAGGTGCCCCATGCCAGATCCCGTGTTTGACAGTGTCGAGCAGCTTTTGGAAGTGGCCTCGGAGGAAGGACTGCTCACCGAAGTGGTGGTGTTTGCCCTCCGGGCGATGAAAGAAAACCCTGAACTGGCAGTCGAGGATGCCATGGCCGATGGCTTTTACGAGTGGGTCAAGTGAATCAGTCTTAGTTGTTTCCCTATCCATTTCCACAGGAGAGTTTCATGTCTGTCAAGATTGTTGGCCCGGATTCCCCGACTCCAATCCTGATCTCGCCGAAAGACGCAGCCAGATTGCTGTCGGTTTCGCCCCGCAAGCTGTGGTCAATGACGTTTGAAGAGACCCCAGGGATTCCGCACGTCAAGTTTGGAAGGTTGCTTCGATACAGCCCTTCTGACCTACAGAAATGGGTGGCTTCGCAGAAGGTTGTGGAGGGCAAGTAGTTCGATCGATTTCTGTTTCCCTATCCCTTTCCCTAGGAGAGTTTCATGTCTGTCAATCGTGGTCGGCCGATCCTTCGCATCTTTACCAGCACCTTTACCCTCATGGTCAAGCACAGCAGGACTGATGCTTGGCAGTCCGTCGACAGTATCTCAGCGATCTCCAAGGTGGAGGCGCTGAAGGGGTTCCGTTCCCGGCGGGTCAAAGGTCTGGATTCCTTGGAGCGGAGCTTCTACCGATGGAAGGTCAAGACTGGCAGGTAGTTCGATCGATCGCACGCTCACGCTGCCCCTTCGGGGAGGGCCACGGGGTTTTTCCAGTGGCGACGGTTCGGTTTCACTTCGTTTCACAGGAGAGTTTCATGTCTTCATCGATGGTCAAGCAGCTTCGTCTAGCCTCCCGTGTCCTCGGCAGGCGTTCGGTCCTCAACACCCTTCAGGCCATTCGCCAGTCGGACCTGCTGGGTGGTGATGTTCATGCTGCCAACGAGATCTCTGACGTTCAAAGGGCGATCCGCCGTGTCATCAAGGTCACCCGTCAGCTCGACAACCTGATGGCTGTCCACAACTTCAAGCCAGGAAAGGAGGTGGCCTGATGGCACCAGTCTGCCAGTGCTGCGATCGAGGCTGTCCGATCCACTCCGGGAAGAGCGCCTGCGACAAGAAGGCTAGCACCGTGGCCGTCCGAATCGACATGGACAACGGGACTGGCATGGATACCGGCATGCCGATGTGCGAAGGCTGTGCTACCGACGCCATGGAGTCCGGTGTGTTTTCTCTGAGGCCATGGTTGCTGATGCACCACAGAAAGGCGGTGGTCTGATGGATAAAGACAAAGTCTTCGGTGTCGCCCTTACCAAGAGCATCTGTCCATGCTGCTGTTCAACGACTGACGATACCATCATCATGAACACCAGTCTTACGAAGAAATGGGCTGACAAGGTCAAGTCTCTTCATGGTCAAGTGACGGAGACTCAGTGGTGCAAGGATTGCCAGGCTGTCGTTGACGGTGGAGGCGTCTGGCTTATCGAGGTTGACCCAGACAAGTCCAAGAGCGAATCCAATGGCATGCTCAAAATCGAGAATGCTCATCGAACTGGCAGGGTTTGGGCTATCAGACGGGAGGCGGCGGAGAGAATCTTCAACCAGCCCCCAGAACCGATGGTGTTCATAGACCCGCAAGCGGCGGAGAAGATCGGACTGCCTGACCACGGTGGAGGAGCTGATGGGCAAGACACCGCTTCGTGAAATGCGAGACCTTGTGAAGGGTCACAAGGAGTTTCTCGGCAACAACGTCTACGGTAAGTGGTTCGACAAGTTGTACGTTGTGTATTCCTATGGAATGCACTGGCCAATGTTTCTTTATGACTCCCAATGTCGGGAGTGGTTCGAGAACGAGGGCGAGTATTCGGCGACAACTAGCAGGCACAGGATGGCTACCCATCCCCACTGCGACACGAAGCTCAGGTCATGCCAGTGGATGAAGGATTGCATCGACCATGGTGGGGAGGAGATGCTTGAACAAGAACGTCTTCTAGCTTCATTCCCCATGCTTTGACCAGACCGACTTAGACCTCACTGAGTCACCACGACCCCTGCCATCCTTCACTGGGTGGCAGGGGTTTTTTTGTTGCCCGACTTTCCACCACCAACAGGAGTTCCCATGCCCACCACGATGCTGCGACCGACGAAGACAGTCAGTCATGTCGAGATGATCGAAGTCCGCAAGGCCGATGCCGCTGCACGACTTGACTATCACCAAGACCGGCAGCTTCAGGCTCAGAACCTGCGGAAAGAGTTCGGATATCTGGGGGACGACGAGACCATCTTCGCCATGCACTGGCTGGCTGTCGCCTTCACCGCTGTCCCAAGTCTGGCCAAGTGGGCTGCCACCAAGACCGTCGATGGCCGGAAGCCCAGTCCGGTGCAGCTTCAGAAGCTGGCCTTCAAGTGGTTGCTCCAGCCAGTCTGTGCTGCTTCGAGGGGGAAGGTCTTCGGTGCCCTCACCGGAGCAGCGTGAATGAGCGAGGCCGCCCTGATTGGTGGTCTTGCCTGCTTGATCTTGTACTCCCTCGGTCCATTGGTCTTTGGTGTGGCCATTGGATTCATTCTTGTTGCCTGTTTCCTAGCTCTAGTCCTCTACATCACTGGTCAGTTTTTCGTGTTGATTGGTTTCCTAGTTCGGTCCTTTCACCCATAGAGAACATCATGCCCAAGAACGAAACCGTCGATGAGTTTTCCGCCCTCATGGCAGACATCTGCAAGGACAACCCTGATGTGGTGGAGGCTGTCAAGCTGGCTGTCGAAGCTCCGGTGGCTGTCGCTACCCCGAAGCCTGCTGCCGACAAGGTCGATGCCAAGAAGCAGCGTGACCCCGTTGCCAAGACCCTGATCGATTTCCCCGGCTGTCCCTTCGAGTCCTCGGTGGCCGACGACAAGGGCTACCTGAACATGGGGTTCACCAAGTACAGCCGGGCCTTCCTCTACGAGGACAAGCTGGAGCAGGTGATTCGATTCTTCCAGCAGCATGGCGATGCCTACCTCGCCGTGGCCAAGGCCTCTGGACTGCGTAACCCCGGCAAGTGACCACTGCCACTGGGGTAGAGGAATGGATGCCTCTATCCCAGTGGTTTTCTTTTCCTTCCTTCCTTCAACCAATGAGGTGACTCGTGGACTGGTTTGACGACATCGTGGATTTCATGAACACACATGCCTTTGATGAGGACGAGTGAAGTATGAAGCGACGACTCATGGATGAGTTGGTTGCAAGGCGGCGGGCCAAGCTGTGGTCTGCCATGAATCCCGGTACCCCGAGAGAGATGGGCCGGTTCAGGAAAAACAGCATTGGGTGTCTGGTCACTCAGCGTTCGATCTGCAAGGGGCATAAGTATCCGAAGCGTATTCCTTCCAAGAAAGAGGTGTTCGATGAGTGCGGCAACTGTGGGATTCGACGGGTCGGGGCTGGACGGTGCGTTTGCATGGTGGGAGCCGGGTCAGATGAGGGTCTCCGCGCTGCGTGATGCCCTCGACAAGGCCAGTCTTTCCAATCTCCTGCCGAAGGCCAGCACCGTGCCTTCTGCCCTCAAGGAGACTCTCAGTGGCTTCGTGACTGCCGCAAACCTGAAGGTTCGTGGTTTGCCTATTGTCATCAACCCGCTCGCCAACGAGGTCAAAGGCTGCGAAGCGGTGCAGCGGAGGCCCGGTCAGCAGGTCAATGAGTTTGCCCACATCATGTCGATCGTGCTGGACGAGACCACCGACAAGGTGCATATCGCCAGCCACAACCCGACGTTCTTCAGCATGCCCAACCAACGGGCTGTCGAGGACAAGATGACCGATGTCTACCGGAACCAGCTCGACTGGTACCCCACTCCGATGGTGTCTTCCTGCTTGGCAAGAGCCATCGAGCACCTCGGAGGACTTCTCTGCCGCAAGACTGGAGGCGTCTACTACATCCCCGAGACTGCGATCGATCGGTTCGAGACTCTTGCGGATTACATGGACTCCGCCGAGGGGGACATGTCGATCACGATCACCAAGTTTCCCCTCATCCCCGGAGAGAGGAGCTACCGGCTGGTCGCTCAGTCTCTGGAACGTGAGGTCAATGAGGCTGTTGCCGCTGTCGAAGAAGCTCTCAGGAGCATCGGCAAGCAGCGTGCCAATGGCAAGGTGTCGAGAACTGAAATGCTTACTGACTTGCTTGCCAAGGTTCAGAGCTATGAGAACATTCTTGGGATGCCGATGCTCCACATCCTTGAGGCTATCACCAAGTGCCAAGAGGCTGTCGATGCCCACGCTGCGATCGAAGACCTGACACTCTGATCGATCGATCGCACACACCCGCTGCCCCTTCGGGGAGGGCCACGGGTTTTTGTCGCTGCCCTTCACCACCACCACCACGGAGATGATCAATGACCACACCAGTGTTGACCGAGCAGATGCGGCGAAAGAACTGGGCGATGGCGTGTGCCAACGTCGCTGCTTGGATCGTGGCCTTGGCCCGACGGAATGCCATGCTGTGGGGCTCACCGGGCAAGAGCAAGACTGCCAGTATGCAGGCCTTTGCCAAGGCTCAGGGCATGGAGTTCCTGCTGCTCATCGGCAGCAACATGGCACCGGAGGATGTCGGCGGCATCCCCCATGTCTTGACCGCTGAGCAGTTCTTCCGTGCCATGCCACCCTTCTGGGCAGAGCGACTGTCCAGACCTGGTGTGGTGGTGGGATGCGACGAGTTTACCTGCACCCCGCCGTCGGTTCGGGCTCCGCTCCAGACCATGTTCTCTGACCGACGGATCGGGCAGATGGATATTCACCCGGACAACATCCTGCTCGCCGCTGCCAATCCTCCGAAGTGGGCACCGAATGCAAGCCCGATGGAGAAGGCAATGGCGAACAGGTTTGTCCACTTCGACTTCATCCACAACTACGAGGCATGGAAGAAGGGCATGTCCTCGGAGCGTGATGAGTGGGGCAAGGTATGGATTCCTTCCATGCCTGGTGACTGGCGTCGGTTCGTCCCCAAGTGGGGCGACCTGATCAACTCCTACCTCGACAAGAACTCCAATGACCGGGACCAGCCGCCCCCGGAGAGCGACGACGAGAATGCCTACCCCACTCCCCGTAGCTGGCATGTCCTTCGGGACTGCCTTGCTGCGGCGGAAGCTGTCGGTGCCCCCGGCATGGTGGAGTCTGCCCTCTGCCACGGTGCAATCGGCAAGGTGGTCGGTGCCAACTTCCTCAGGTTCAAGGCCACCCTCGACCTGATGGACCCCGAGGAAGTGCTGTCCGGCAAGAAGCAGTTCAGGTTCGATTCGCTTCGGCCTGACTTGGCTTCGGCCATGCTGGTCAGTCTGGTCTCGGCACTGAAGTCCAACTTCACGACCGACCGACTGGACGTTGCGTCCGAGGTGTTCTGCATCGACATCGGCAAGCATGCCGCTGACCTTGCTTTCACCCAGCTTCGGCATCTGGTCAACACCCGACCGGAAGGATCACCGATCCCGCCGAAGTCTCTGAAGATCATCTCGGAGTTCGGCAAGAACGTGCCGCCCGAGGTTCGCAACCGGGGCAAGTCGTGAGTACCGGCAAGCCCATGAATCTGGATCGGTCCCTGCTTGAGAACCTGTACCTCAAGCAGGGACTGACGGTGAAGGTGATAGCTACTCGGCTTGGATGCGGACCATCCGCAGTCAACCGAGCAATCCTGAAGTTCGGCCTGACCAAAACCCCTAAGGACAAGACCATGCCACTGTTCATGCAAGAGATCGAGATCGTCAAGACCAAGACCATGACCATCGTGTTCGAGGCAGCGGACAAAAAGGCCGCCGCCCTCATCGTGGAAGCCCTGCAAGACAGCGGGGACGAAGGCCTATACGAAGAGATCGCTGACGAGGGATCGTCCGATGGGTACTCGACGGACGAGAACTTCAGCCTGGTGGCAATTGCTGCTGGTGGCGCTTTCCCCATGCCCTGCCCCAAGGGGATTGCGAAGACCTATTCGATGAGCGATTTCGTGAACGACTGGGTGACCGACAACGAGGAGGAGTGATGCCAGCCACTGGCAAGAGGGAACTGGACGAGGGCTACAAGCCGTTGGCCTTCGAGGAACTGACAGCGGTGTTCCGGGTGGCCAAAGCCATGGAGGAGTACGTCGTCTGCTCCAAGAACCCGATGGTCGAGGACAAGAACGGGATGCTTGTGGACTTGGACACAGTCCATAAGGCACTGACGAGGATCAAGTTCATCACCCCAGAGGAACAGTCATGACCACCGCAACGATTGACCCCGATATTTCCAGGATGTCGATGCGTGAGAGGGTAGTCCACTACCGACTCATGACATTCCAGTGGTTCCCATACCTCACGCCCTATGTCTACAGCCTGGTGCTGGTCGAGCGTCCCGGCATCGGGACCATGGCCGTCGATCGGCAAGGTCGCTGCTACTACGATCCGGCCTTCGTTGTCACTCTGACCTTGGAGCAAGGTGGCTACGTCGTGATGCACGAGACTTGGCATCTCGTGCTTCGCCACTGCCACCGATCGAAGGACATCATCGGTGAGAATCCGACAGCCCGTCAGC